TTAATAATACACCACCACAATAATATATTCAAGTAGTTATCCACAGTTTTGCAAAGATTATTTAAAAAATTCTCTATGCAAGTAGATATACTTGACGATACAGACTATGCCTACCACAATGGCAAACACGCCCAAGAATACGGGATTAAAGTTTACCCAACCAGCGAGTGCTAACCCGTAGACGATAAGCCATGCCCCTATTAGTAATAATTCCATGCTTGAATTATAACATAAGTTATTTCCTGCTTCACGGCCCAAGCTCATGCCAGCGACTCCACAGGCTCACCCCGTCTTCCCGACGGTGCATAAGCGAAATGCTTAATATTGTTGGCTGCCAGAATATCCCTATCGTGGGTTGTACCACAGTTTTCACAAGTCCATATACGGTCTGCTAAGGTTAAACTAGTATTAATACTGCCACATGAACAGATTTTGCTTGACGGTTCAAACTGGCCAATAACGAGTAAGTTTTTACCATACCAGTCACATTTGTAAATAAGCTGTCGTCTAAACTCATACCAGCTGGCATCTGCTATGCTTTTTGCCAAACTATGATTTTTCTGCATATTGCTAACTGCTAAATTCTCAACGGCTATGCTTTGGTTCTCAGCAACGAGCCTTGAGGTTAGCTTATGTAAAAAATCATTTCGTTGGTTCGTTATATGCTCATGGTAACTTGCAACTTTAATTCGTGCTTTATTTCTATTACTGCCTTTTTTCTGCTTGCGACTTAGTCTCCTCTGCATTACTTTTAATCGTATCTCAGAATTTCTTAGAAATCTTGGATTGGCTAACTTCTCGCCAGAGGATAAGATAGCAAAATGTTTTAAGCCAAGGTCAACGCCAATTGTTTCTGATTCTTGAGGTTTTGGCTTTGCTGGAAAGTCACTACTATTATCAACCCTAAATGAAACAAAATATCTACCGCTGGAAGCTTTCGAAATAGTACAGCCAGTAAACTTTCCTTCGAACTTGCGGCTTACTTTAACTTTAATATTCTTACACTTTGGAATACTAAGCAAATAATTGTTAAAATCTATGTGCGTAGCTTGGTAAGTACTAAAGCTATTTCTACAATGGTGCTTAGATTTGAACTTGGGAAAATTAGTATGTTTCCTAAAAAAATTGGTAAAAGCATTATCCAGATGACGAAGTGAATATTGTAGGCTGTCGCTACCAACTTCTTGTAACCAAGTTAGCTCACGTCTAATAATCGTAAGTTCTTTTTGTAATTCAAAATAACTCAAAGATTTCTTAGTAGCTTCATACTCGGCTAATTTTCGTTCTAGTCCCCAGTTGTAGATATATCTGATACAACCAAAGGATTTTTCGAAGTATTGTTTTTGTTCGTCTGTAGGATAGATACGATATTTATAACCTTTAACCACACTTATAGTATATGGTAAAGTAAATAGAAACACAAGTTAGTTTATTTATTTTTACTGTTTATATATTCTATTCAGTATCCTATAATGAGAACCGGAGGTATACAATGCTTAACCGCAAGAATATTAAGAATGGTGCGTTGCTCAAGCCGAAACGTGCCAAGAAAGCTAAAAAAAAAGTAACTAGCTACGAACCACGAAGAAAAATGCATGACTTGCTGCGTGATGATGAGCGGTATGGTTTAATTGGTATCAAGCGACACTTAAAGAGAAAGCATTATGGCAACCCAGACAGCAATCTACACTAACCAGCAAAATGTAGAAAATTACCTGAATAGAACTTTATCAGATGACGAAGCTGCTGTATTTCTGACTCTTGAAAATGCGGTGGCCGATATTATAGACAACTACTGTGCCCGCTCATTCTCACTTGCCAGAGCATATGCCAAGACTGTCGATACTACCCAAGGTGATGGTAGCAGCAACCCATTTGAAAAGTTTGATGGCGGTATTACCGAATATTTCTTTGACCAGCCATTGCAAACCGATACAACGCAGGATAGCGTGTTCGCACCATATATTGGCTATGTTGACGTGGACACCGGACAGTGGTCGCTTATTGACCCCAAGGACTACGTTTTTTATCCACTCAATAGTTCGGTCAAAACCAGTGTTATGCGAAATCTCGGTATTTTTCCGTATGGTCTTGCTAACAACTTTATCTATGGATGCTTTGCCGATTATTTAACGCCACCACAAGGTATTGTCATGGCTTCGACCATTATCTGTGCCGATGTTATTAACTTACCCGACGGTATAACCAGAGAAGCCATTGAAGGCTATAGTAGGGAGTTCAGCCAGAACTGGAATCCAACTATACAGAAAGTCTTGGATATTTATCGAAGGGTTATGTTGTAATTGTAATGCTCGAAGAATACTATGTACAATATGTTACCAAATACGGGCTAGAGCGTGATGCTTATGGCGACTTTACTATTGACTCAACAAAACCAACGACTATAATTCCCTGTCGTTTCCGAGTCATCACGAATATTCAGCGCAGTACTAACCGTGAAGAAAAGCACTCCGAAGAAGCAATGGCTTGGTTTAATCCGACGACCAATATACAGGAAAACGATATTGTACAGTATGAAAATAGTTACTGGCAGGTACAGAAGCTCACCGAAGCCCGTAGGCTTGGCGGCACCGAAATTCTATTCCTAAAATGCTATATGATGAGCTTCGGGCAACTAAGCTAGATAATAGATATAACTTCAAGCACCCATTATAATATAAAAATGAAACGAATTAATAGAAAAGATGCTTTACTTAAACGGCTTAGAAAAACAGAAACTTGTTGGCTATGGCAAAGTAGTATCAACTGGGCTGGCTATGGTGTTTTTAGTTGGTTTGAAGATGGTAAATATCATAGCTTGAGTGCTCATAAAGCTGTTTATAAGGAGTTCATTGGCGAAGTGCCAAAAGGATATGAACTTGACCACTTATGTCATACAAAAGATAAAATTTGTAAGGGTGGCAAAACATGTTTACATAGAAAATGTGTTAACCCCGAACATTTACAATTAGTTACACAGGCTGAAAATATAAGAAATAGTCGAACCACAACATTAAACTGGGATATAGTACGTGAAATTAGAAGATTTAGAGAAATAGGTTATAGACAAGTTGATATAGTCAAAATATTTAATTTACCTCAGCAAACAATTAATCGTATAATTAATAATGAACGCTGGAAGGAGAATTAAGTGCCCGTAATCGATAAATGGCTACCATTTTTGGAAGAACGTGATGCCGAACTTGACATGGCGCTGGCGCTCATGGCAGCCGATATTGAGCGATTGGCGAAACAAAAGGCTCCCGTTAAAATTGGCGAATTGGTCAGCTCAATCCAGCATGTTCGAGCAGGGCTTATGCACTTTCAGATTTGGGCTGGCTACCAAGGGCCAGCAATGGCTTATGCCGCTTATCAGGAATACGGACAGCGACGCGATGGTAGTCATGTGGTGAGAAACTATACCAAAGCTGGTACGGGCAAGAACTATTTACGCGGCTCGGCCAAAATCGTTGTTGATAAAGGCGAAACATATTTTAAAGCAGCACATAGAGCGAGATTATAATGCCACCAATACCAGTTACCACCGATACCACACTTTCCGAAGAGATAGCCAACTACCTCGCTGCTAATGGCATTGGCACGGTTTCGGAAGATATTTTTGTTGGCCACTTCACGGTTGACCCTGATAGCTGCACCATGATTTTTGGAGCTGGCGCTGCCGAGCAGGAAAAATACCTTGATACGCAATACACGGTCGTTGATGTGTGGACACGCAGTCAAAGCAGTAAAACCAAAGAGGGCGAGCTACGGCTATATACCATATACCAGCTGCTCCATCAAATGCAGAATTACCCAATTGGCGATAACTTCTATGTTTACTTTGCATACGCGACGAGTCAGGTGCAAGATATGGACAGGGATAACCAGCAACGTAAGCTGCTTAAAATAACATTCCGCTTCATGTATCGTGACATGAATATGCCAGCGTAAAAAAAGTTGCTTGACATTAAAAATGTATGGTATATTTAACGCAAGGAGAGGACGCTAAATGGCTAATCAAGGGAATATTTCAAACATAACCGTAGGCGTATGTGCCATTACGGTCAATGGCGTCGCAATCGGTCACACGCTTGGTGGAAGCACATTAACCATTGATAGAAAATTTGTTGAACTTCGCGTTGACCAGTATGGTGAAACTCCTGTCGAATTGGCGCTGACAGGTAACGAGCTGAAACTCGAAACTACTATGGCCGAGCCAACCTTGCAGAACATTTATACTGCTATCCCTGAACAGACAGAAGTTACCGGTGGCCTTGGCTCAAAGTTAGGCATTGGTGTGGACGCTGGCGCAACGCTTCGTCAATATGGTGTTCCAATTCAGCTTCACCCTGTTAACCGTGCTCTTACCGACCTTACGCAAGATGTCCTTATTTATAAAGCAGTAAACGACCAGCCGGTGGCACTCGACTACATGATTGATAAACAACGTGTTTACAAAGTTACATTCCGTGGCCTAGTGGATGAGAACCGTGGCAATGGCTTCCGTCTTGGTCAAATTGGCTTGGAAGCAATTAGCTAATAAGTTATGGAAGATAACCAAAGTCCACCTACTAGTGTGCCCTCTGATACACCAGCGACAAACGAGCCATACGACCTTGACCTTGACTTGCTACAGCCACAAACCAAGCATGTCAAGCTCGGTGATAAGGTCTATGACGTTCACCCGCCAAAAGTCAAGGACGTGGCGGAACTCATGCGTTATGGTGCAATGCTATCCAGCAGTAATGCTAATGGTACCGAAGGACTCGACGGGCTACTAAATATCTTTTACCGACTGATGCCAGCACTTAAACAAGATGGGGTTGACCTTTCGCTGCCACAGATGGAATCATTATTTAACTTTATCAGTGGCATGGCCTCACCCGCTGAAAATAGTGCGCTCAAGGCTATGGGCGTAGAGCCAACGCAGTCACAGGAAAAAAAAGCCCCACCAGAATAATACGGTCATATACATACTTTTTGAGAAGATTTCCTGGCTACACCGCAGAGTCAATGCTCGAAGAGTATGCTTTGCGTTTCTATACTCTGCTCGAACAGTCGATTAGAATTGATGCCAGCGATTGGAAAGTTATGGCCATGGTAGCGGCCTATCCGTACATGGATGATTCGGGGAAACAACAGTTAATGGATAGGTTTGATTCTATGGAATTCGATATTATAGAAAAGTTACGTGAAGGACAAATATCGACGAACAAGAGTGAGTTAAAAGAGTTGTTTGGAGAGTAATTGTAGTAAACTGTAAGTATGTTAATAAGTGAGAACATATAATGCCAGCTGGTACGGAAGTCGGCGCAATTTACTATGACCTTGACCTGAACACGGCCATGTTCGATGCCAATATGCTACAGGCCAAAGCAAAGGCCGGTTTATTCAGTAATGAGTTGACTGACATTGGCGGTAAAGTAAGCAAACTTGGTAGCGCATTTATGCCATTTTCAATAGCCGCTGGGGCGGCTTTGGGTCTGAGTGTCAAAGCAGCGCTTGATTTCAACCAAACAATGGAGTTATTGCATACATCAGCCGGTGCCAGCACCAAGCAAGTCCAGGAGATGACACCAAAAGTTGAAGCCCTAGCATCACAAGTTGGTTTTAGCCCCACATCACTTGCCAATGCGCTTTACCATGTTACGAGTGCCGGGGAAGGTATATTCTCGACTAGCCAACAACTAGATATTTTGAAGCTGGCCGCCGAAGGCGCACAAGTTGGCCAAGCAGATTTAAATGATACTACCTATGCTTTGACAAGTACCATGGCAACCCAGGTAAAAGGTGCTCAAAGCGCAACCGAAGCAATGGGTCTATTAAATGCTATTGTTGGCGCTGGTGACATGCATATGCAGGACTTGAATGGTGCCATTAGCACCGGTTTCTTGAGTACCGCCAAGGTATTCGGTGTAAGCCTGCGGTCAATTGGTACAGCCTTGGCAACATTGACCGATAATGGTGAACCAGCTACCGAAGCCGCTACCCGTTTGCGCATGACCATGAGTTTGATGGGTGCGCCGACGCAACAAGCCATGAAAGCCTTGGAAGCCGTTGGATTGAAGAGTACAGCCGCCATGTCAAGTATTAAGGGCATGGACGCAGTACTCGAAAAGGCCGGCGTTAGTCAGGCAACCCTGGCCGGTGACATGAGAAAGCCAAATGGTATTACCGTTGCCATGGAAGACTTGAAAAAGCACCTGGAAGCGGCTGGATTGTCGTCAAGCGCGGCGGCAGCTACAATGGCGCGGGCATTTGGTGGTGGCCGTTCAGACGCAGCCATGCTGACATTGCTAACGAATATCGACCGTATGAATACCAAGTTTGGTATCATTGGCGAAAATGCTGGCAAATTCCAGTCTGATTGGGCTTCACAACAGCAACAAGCCAAGCAGAAAATGGAAGATTTTAAGGCTTCTATCCAAACACTGCAAGTGCAGCTTGGTAATGCCTTTTTACCAACACTTGAGAATCTGGTAAAAGACCTTGGAAAAGTCGCCAGCTGGTTTGGACATTTGAGTGATGGTAACAAGAAATTGATTGCTGATTTCCTACTATTTGTGGCAGCCCTTGGCCCTGTACTAAAAGTGGTAGGTGATTTAATTAAACTTGGCGGTTACTTAAAAAGCATTATAGATGTGCTATACACGGCATTCCTACGGTTAGCCGTAGAGGTTGGAGTTGAGCTAGGCCTGAGCATGGGGGCGGCTATTATTGCGACTGCCGGTATTATTGCCGCCGTGGCTCTGCTGGCAGTCGGCGTATACGAGCTTGTCAAGCACTGGAGTACTGTTAGCAAATTCTTTGATAGGATGTGGCAGGATGTCGAAGGTTTTTTCCGCAGACACCTTAAAGTAATTGAAGATATATTACTTCTTGGGTTACTTGGGCCACTCGGTTTAATAGTAGCCAATTGGAAAGCTTTTTCAGGTTGGATTAAAGGTATAGTTGGCGATGTGGTTCAGATATTTAGGAATCTCTTTGACTTCTTTACGGGCGGTGACATTACACTAACTGCCGACCACTTGAGTAAGCCATTTATTATATGGGTGCAGACTTTGCTTCGGGTTCGTCAGGACGTGCTTAACTGGATTCATGATATTGTAAGTTGGTTTGCACAAACTCCACATCATATACTACAAGTTCTTGATGCTATAGCTTTTATGATTGGCTATGAGCTTCGTCTATGGAAAGACTTATTTATGCATTGGATTCCAGATATTGTTAGGGCGATAGTCAACGAAATGAAGAAACTGCCAGGACAAATTGCCAGTATAATGAGTTCGGTATGGGATGCGACGACCAGCTGGTTAAGCCGCATGTGGCATGACGCAGTCAATATAGTGAGTGCAATGTACCGTGGTATTATCAACTGGTTTGTCCAGCTCCCAGGACGAGCAACTAAAGTAGGGCATGATACGTGGAGTGCGTTTACGAGTTGGATAAGCCGCATGTGGCATGATACCACCAGCTTTATTTCGCAAATGATTAGCACGATTGTGAGAATTATTACAGGCTTGCCAGGTGATATTAGCAGAATTGGTAGCTCAATGGCTCGTGCCGCTCGCAGCGCGGCATCTGGCATCTGGCACGGCTTCATGGATACGCTAAACCAGTTGCCAAAACTGATTAGCGGCATTTGGGATAAGGTATACGATGGCATTAAGGGAGCGGCTGGAAAACTGGCTGATGGCGCAAAACATGTTGCCAGTAGCATGTGGAGTAGCTTTAAGAGCGGCCTTGGTATTCACTCGCCAAGCTATATTGAGCAAGCCTTTAGCAATATAGCCGACGAAGGCGACAAGACAGTAAGCAAGCTAACAAATAGTGTAAGTAAACTAACTTCGCTATCACAGAAAGCCACGACTGCAGTTAGCGGTAGCAAGACCACGGGGCTTGGCGGGGTCAATAATACCATGGCCTTTGCTAATTTAACCATTAATGGTGACCTCAACTTCCAGAACCAGAGTGACATAAACTATTTCTTCCAGAAACTTGGCCGAAATGTCGAACTAACCCAGCAGGGATTAACTCCGATAGGATAATTATATGGTATACCCGGGCGATAACGTATATGTTAACGGCACATTGCTAAATACCATACCAAACTTTATGGTCAATGCGGTTGATGTCTATACTATCCCGCAACGAGCCTTGGAAAGCTATAAGCTGGCTCGCGTGAGCGGCGAGGCCATTGTTTCAAGCTTCTTCGATTATCGCGAGATTATCATGTACTGCTCTTTTGTGGCACCTAATAAGTCAAGTTTTGAGACAGCGCGTGATACGTTGTTATCAGTTATTTCACCACAGTCAAGCATCTTTCAGCTGCCTAGTGCCGGTAGCAATCGGCAATTCACTTGTACGCTAAGTGATAACACAAACTTTCCCGACTTTGGCAGTGGCCGCGCGGCCTATGGCGGCTATGCCAACTTTGAGGTACACTTTAACGCATACGACCCGTTTGGGTACGATACGGTGAGCACAAACCTATCGCTCGGTACTATTACCGCATCACCAACTACTTATTCAATGACCCTTGGCGGTACTTGGGATGCGCGGCCAGTATTTACCCTAACTTTAAGTAGTTTTACGACCGTCAACGCCAGCGATAGCATTATTATTACCAATCCTAGTACCGGCCTGGCAACTACAATCACCCGGGCATGGGCAGCTTCTGATGTACTCATAGTCGATATTAAGAACCGGCGTATTACAGTAAATGGCGTGACAACTCCATGGTCGGGTGCATTACCAGTCTGGCCGGTGGGAAATGGTCAAGTTAGCTTTAGTGATACGTTTTCTGCCAGAAGTATTGTGGTGAGCGGTGCATATATTAAGAGGTATGTATAATGGCAAATCGTTACTGGCGCGGCGGTTCTGGAAACTGGAATGATACCTCGCACTGGTCGACCACCAGCGGTGGTACCGGCGGCGCTTCGGTTCCTGGCGCAAGCGATGCGGCAATTGTAAACAGTAGTTCAGGCAGCCCGACAATTACCATTAACGCGGCTGCAACGCTTGGCAGCCTTACTATGGGTGCGGCGGTTTTTGATACTACTAAAACCATGTATCTGAAATGGGATAGCAATAACTACCAAATATCAGTGGCGGGTAATATCTTTTTTGGCGGCGAAGTAGGTTTCATGAATACTACTTCTGGTTTGGGCGGTTGTATTATGACTGCGACTAGTGTGTACACACAGTTCTGTAGAAGCTATCTTCCATACCTTGGGTTTAATGGTAGTGGTGCAACTTTCACTATAAGTAATGGCCAGTCAGCTGGTGGTGGTTCATGGGATGCAACTTTTACCACGGTCAACTATTTCGATGTTCTACAAGGTACCGTTACGATGCCTTACAACGATTTTGGTCCCCATGAGCTTGAAGTATCTGCTGTATACGTTGACACATTTACTGTTAGCAACTCTACAAACACACGGACAGTTGACTTTAGCAGCGGTACCAACATGTTCATTAGCAAACTGCTGGATATTTCAGTAATAACTGGTCTGACTGTGCTTAATAGCGGTGCGGGGTCAAAGTTTACTTTTGATACCACTAGTAATGCTGCTATTACTTCGCCTGCCACCACATTTAACGGTGGTGGCCTAACATGGCCATATATATATAATAACTTCGGTCATCTTACTATCACCGGCAATAATACGCTCTTTGAGTTTGAGGCAAATAGTGGTACCGCCAATATTATTACCGGCAGCAATACAATTTCTACTTGGGCGCTCGATGCTGGCACATCATGGATATTCACGAGTGGTACGACGCAAACCATTACAGCGTTTGCCAACACACCAAACGGTCTGAACTATTCAAATATTAGTCTGGTGTCAAGTATCGTTGGCTCACAGGCCAGCATAAATATCGGCAGCGCTACTTTAATGGTCAGTTGGTGGTCAGCCCGTGATATTAATATCGAGGGTTCGCCGGTCATTGCCTACCGCAGCCTAGACTTAGGCGATAACTCAAATATTACATTTATAAAAAACTTCCAAAGATACTTTACCTACGACGTGTACACACCCCAAGCCTTGCATACGCAAGTGCCAACTTTTGTGGGTCAGTATGCCGATGTTATTACCGACCCGCAATTCCCGCAGCAAGTGAATAACCCTGGCGGCCAACTAACTATCCGGCGCGGCGTTGACCCCACGAATTTTGGCGAAGGCACCTTGGTCGACTATAACAACCATATTGTCGTAAAAGCCTTTACGGAAGACTACCCGAATGGGCAGATAATAATGTTAGGCTACTTAAGCAGCTATACACCAAACATTGAGCCGGATAACGAGTACTTGGATATTATTGTATTGAGCTATGGCGCGGAGTTTAGCCAGTACTTAGCCATTGCTGACCCAACGGCAGATGTAACTATTCCACTCAAGTATAACGGTGACTATGGCCCGTATGCGCGCATCGCGCAGAGTTGGACAACCGGCAGTGGTATAACCAACCTTTCAAGCATGTCAGTGCCGTTTTCATGGACTGGCCCAGGGGTCGACCTCTATATTTACAAGGATAATGGCAGTAATACGCCGGATAATACGACCGCACTCTACCATATTGAATTTGCCTACCCTGGTAATATTGGTGACGATGGCGATACCTATATTAATTTCTCGCCAAATATTACGGTAACTGCCAGTTCGAAGTATTGGGTGGTGGTTGTAGCTAAAGCTGGTGCCAGTGCTTACATGCCATACTCAAACACCAACACTTATTCCGGCGGTAACCTGGCAACCTATAGCGGCTCGACTTGGACACAACATACTACCCTCGATATTACCGATCTAACGACCTACTCAAGTGTTGGCAACACTACAGTTACCTACACTGCCGAAGACATCCAGACGGTATTACAAGACCTTATCAGCAACTACAATATCCAGGGTGGCAATATTATAATTCCGCTTGATGACAATGGTATTCCGACAACCATTGACGACCCTGGCACGACCATGACTTATACGTTCCAGACCAACACGGTTTTGGAAGCCATCCAGGTATGTAACGACTTTGCGCCAGCAGGCTGGTACTGGTATGTGGACATGGCCACGAACTATCTGCATTTCCATGCCATGCAAACCACGCCCAAGCATTACTTTACTATCGGCAAGGATATAACAAGTATCCAGCTGCAGAAGACTATGGAAACGGTGGTTAACGATGTGCTGGTGGTTGGTGGCCCGACTTCGAGCGGTGCCAAAAACTTATTCTATAACTACTTTAATACTGCCAGTATTTCGCGCTATGGCAAACGCGTACAGGTTTATAGTGACAGCAATATTATTACATCAGCGGCGGCGCTACAGGTAGCTACCAAAATTATTACGCAATCCAAGCTGCCGACCTCGCGTGCACCAGTGACGGTGCTTGCCCAGCCAAACGATGGCTACAATATCGAGAGCATCAAGCCTGGCGACGTGTTCTTCATACAAGGCATGAGCGGCGCGGTGAATCTGCAAATTAGTGAAGTTGATTACAATGGATACTCGGTTAACCTTAGTGCTTCAACCGTGCCGCCAAAAATTAATAACGCTCTGAACGACGCACAAGATGCGGTGCAACAGGTGCAGACCAGCAATAACCCAACATCGCCAACCCAGGTCAGCATAACTTAAGTGGTATTTTTTATTGACGTGGTGTGCATTGCTGCGGCATACTAGTTGCCATATGGATAATTCAGCCACTAACGAACAGCCACAGTCAGACAACGTTAAGTTGGCTCTAATTGGCCAGGATGTAAAGTATTTGCGTGACTCAGTCGACAAACTTACCAATACCGTGACTTCGCAGTATGTGCCACGAGCAGAATTTGAACCAATTAAAAATTCCTATGTTTCCCAAGCTCAGTTTGACCCTGTCAGGCGTATTGTATACGGCCTAATTGCTGCCATGGGCATCATTGTCATTGCCAGTATTTTGTATGCCATTGGATTACATGGGGGTCATCAGTAATGGATGAAGAAAAACAGCCACGTAACAAACTCGTTATGCAGAGAATCTTCGAGTATCTAGCCTATCTAGTCGTAGTAGGACTAATTGTTACCGGCGGTATGTTGCTTTACTGGAACACGCAGAGTACAAATATACTGCAGATAAGGGAAAATCCACTGCCCGTACGGCCAGTAACTAATACAACAGGACTTTACGAGCTGGTTACATTCGATTACTGTAAAAGTAGCAATATAAAAGGCACTGTCAACGCTCAATTGGTAAGCCCAAGCGCTATAATTAAGCTTCCTTGGCCGATAGAATCGCAGGCCAAAGGTTGCCTAAAAACCGAAGCACCAATTGCTCTGCCACCATATATCGCTAACGATACTACCTACTATTTTATGTTTACCGTGACGTATAAGATAAACCCTTTGAAAACAACGACCATTACGTTCCATTCACAGTCATTTACGCTAAAAAAATAAGCTTGTGTATTGCTAATTACGCGGTATAATGGAACTATAAAGAGGCTTACAAATGACCTTAGCGCAATTTATTCAGACTTATCAAGGTAAAGCAATTGACTTTGATGGTATCCCTAGCGACACCGGCCAGTGTGTACAGCTCGTTGCTGAATATTGTAAACAGGTTCTGAATGCGCCGGTATTGTACGCGCCTTATGCTGTTGACTGGTGGACTGAATTTAGCAATAGCGTGCTTCAATCTCACTTCGATAAGATTGCCCGGCCGGCGCTGCCGAAAGTCGGTGATATAGCAGTGTATGGAGCTTCGAACCTAATTAATTCGCCACTTGCCGGCCATATCGACATTGTAGTGGCAAACGTGACTTCTTCGGGCTATACCGGCTTTGATTCAAACTGGGGCGGAGTAAGGGCTTCAAATGGCTATCCGGCCGCTCATGATGTGCAGCATACCTACACCGATGTCTTTGGTTTCCTACGGCTCAAGTCAAGTGCAACACCAGTCGTACAACCAGAGTATTACAATGTGGTGAGAGGTGATACGGTTACGGGCATTTGTGCTAAGTTCAAAAAAGAATACGGCCTTACGCTCGCAATCTTTGAGAAGCTAAATCCAACCATTACTAATATTAACCTTATCTACGTTGGTGAACGGGTAAGGGTACGATAGGAGTTAAAATGACAATAAAGCAACACGTCGGTGATATAGTGGTTAAGGCTGCTAAAACGTTTGTCGAAGCCGCTGTACCACTGTGGGCAGCTACTAACTTTAGCTTTGGCAAGGATGCGGTGCTAAGCGCCGCCGCCGCAGGTATTTCGGCCGTGTGGAACTTTGCGGTCAAGCTTGAAACATCCTACCAAACTAGCCAGACAGTGCAGCCCGCTGCTGCCAACCCGAACCCAACAACCAGTACAACCGTCGTTATGCAACCGGATACTAGCAAACCAAAGCCTCCTTTAGTACAATGAAAAAGATTCATGTTAAAATCATAGAAGAAAGGAAGGATAAAACCATGCAAGATGCAGTCTCTAAGGTGAATGAAGCAGTCGCCGTATTACAGCAAGCTGCCGAAGTATTAAGTAACCAGAAGGCCAGCGTGGGCGACCAAGTGCTTGATGCAGTTGTTGCTTGCCTTGTGAATCTTGGTTATACTGTCGCGCCACCAGCTGATAATGCCAGCGACACGACAAGTGAAGATCAGTCTGCTACGCCAGCCGATAGCTCTGCAGGCAGTGAAGAGGCTACTGCTGAACCAGCAGCCGGTGAACAATCAGCCGACCAGCCAACACAATAGGCTATTCAATGACAACGAGTCTAAAATAACCCTCATTTTCGGGGGTTATTTTAGTGCTTAAAGAACACTTTTTCATGTTCCATGTATTCGTAGTATAACTTGAAGTCTATAGCCTTGGTTTTTGTTACCTTGCGTTTGGTCTGCTTCAAAGTGAGCGGGCAAGCCGCATATCTCCCTTAAGATATCTAGTATATGCCGATTAGGAACATAAGCAAATAGCCTAGGCGCAGGGTGAGAACGTATTTCGTACCAAAAGTGTATACCCTTTAGATACGCGCACAATCTTTAGTCGACAAAAGCCGCTCTCCAGTGACGCTAACTACCCCTGCTATCAGACTACTTGTTGCCAAGCACTGACCCGAATAGTGTATCACGTGATTCTCCGACCCGGGTCTGGTCTGGCAAGGACTTGCCGCACTTGGCGCATCGCCGGTTATAGTAAACATGCCAGTCATGAAACGTACCTTCTGTGATTCTAAAAAGGCTGCCCCATTCTTCATGTTTACAGAATAGTTGTTTAAGCTTTAATTGTAAGTTCATTTCACTCATCCATTTCTTTCTCTGCGAGAGAAGCCATAGTCAGATTAAATTGCTTTAAGTCATTAAGCTTTTCGCCAACAAGTATATAGATTTCTTCGAGTTCAGTTTCAACCTGCTTAGTTTTTGTCGCAAGGTTCTTAATTAACCGTTTTTTATCCATAAGCCCCTCTTTCGTTAAATGATGCCTATATCGTGAAATGTCATTTTATTTTATGGTGACCTCGTAGATACCCGTGCCAATTACCCATGCGAGTATTGTCAGCAACGCATATGTATCAAAGCTTAACCGTAGAATTAGTGATTTTTGTTTTCGAATATATCGGTGACATTTTGTGCATTTTTTCATTTTGGTAATTCCTTTATAGGGTATTTATTTTTTGACCTTACAATTATATTATACACTACCGCAATTAAAAATGCAAGTATTTCTTTTGACCAGGCAGTCTCAAAGGCAAGAATTTATCTTCAAAACTCTTTATCTGGTCAAATTGTAGGCACGCTACGGTCAGCGGTATTAGTTTAGTTATCTATAGTTTAACTAACTCTTATCCGTTGGTATTTTACCCTTGGATAGTGTGGCCAGTAATCGTTTTTGGAAAGCTATTTCATCTCTCCAAACTTTAGCTTCTTTCTTGAGTAGCTGTTCTTGTAGCCTAACAATTTTGTTAGTTACAAGTGTTTTTAGTTCCCAATGCTGCTGGTCAGTAAGCTTAATCCAAATATATTTCATATTTAGGCCAACTTAATTGTGTATCCTTTGCCAACATATTCTTTGACAAGTGACACGGGAAGTGAATTTACGCTTTGCTTTTTCTGCATATTTTCCTGCTTTCTCGCTGACCGTAGCGTGCCTACATGTATCTAGATTTTTAATGTTCAAATTGCCTCAAGTCTCGCCGATAAAGCTTGCTCGTCGGTTAAGCTCTTTGGTCTTCCATGACTTGGGGGAAAGCGCCCGCACTCTATTTGGCGTATTTTATGGCTGCTATTTCCCCTTTGTCATTGTGCCGGTTGTGCTTTTTATTTCACAACCATAATTATAATATACACCACCGCAAAAACTAATTCAAGGGGTTATCCACAGTTTAATGATTTTTATGCTTATTTAGGGTTGCCGACTACATGTTCATGGATTTCGTTGGTTAAATCGTGTACCTGCTGCGTCAGAATAGTGTTGTCTTGGATTAGCTTGGTTAAGTTTTCCTGCACGATTTCGTCATTTTCTAACGACTTCATCATATGGTCAAAAAGCTGCGTTAGAGCTTTTTGCGCGCGATTTGTGGCTGCGGCCACCAGAAACCCGATATATAGTTCGGCAAGCGTGGTAACGGTGTTTAACGGGAAGTTAAATCCGTTTGAAGTAAACCAGCTTGGTAGAAAGCTATGACTGGCAAAGTAAGGTCCAAGTGCTATCCATAGAACAACCGCAAAAATCCAGAAGCCAATATTTACTGGCGTACCAATGGCATAACTAACCTTATCGGCTATATCGACAAAACGGTCATTAAATGATTTCTTACCAGCCTTCGTGGTTGTTACTGGTTTGTGCAAGATTCTCATGTATGATATTCCACGTATTATCCTTCTTTTCCCATTCTACCACCATGCAATCTTTTCCAGGAAACAAACTATAGGTTCTGAGCTTATGACCGCAAACCAGCGACCAGTCGACGAGGCACTTAAATCCACGTCGTCGCACGTCAAGGCCATACGTGACGTCAGGGCCGAGGCATTCGCCTTCGACATGGTACTCAGCGGCTTTATACAGACTTGTCGGCGTAATATAGCAGTACCAGCCAGCGGCATCAACAGAAGTCATTCCCTGTTCCCTGTAAGCCATTGTCTTAGCATGGGTTGGTTCGTGGACATTATTGACCTGCCAAGCTCCAAGGATAGCATAGCCCCAGCGTCCACGTTCGATACCGCTAATAAAACCGACATTTTCATTACCTTTAGCTTCAATATGCTCGATAAGCTTTACAATTGTGTTGCTATAGACCGGAAATGTATCATCTTCAAGGCCAATAACATACTTTGTGTTATCGAGTAACTCACGGCTTTTATTTTTCATGGCGACAATGCGGTCACGCCTAATAGTCGAAGCGCCAATTTCTGGTGGCGCTTGGTTTCTTGACATATATAGTTTTGCGCCAGCAAATCTGCTTTGCTCAAGATACCAACGTAGCCGACTTTGTAAATATAAATCGTTGGTATCATTGTAGAAAACTGCTTCGGTATCTTCGGTAGGTATTGCTAGCGAGTCGAGCATCGGTAAGAATTCGTCCAAGACCCACTCGCGTGTGAACGGTATAAAAAGTGAGTATTTTGGTGTTATGGCTGGGGTTCTAATGTGTTCTAACATGCAAACTCACCATAGTATATTTCGGCAGCTTCTTTATAAGCCTTAGCGGCCAAGTTTTTACTACTAAAAAAACCTAGGTGCTTCTGTTTATATACTCCTTCGATAGTTGTGCCAATGCGAGCATGCCATTTCTTTAAATTTTTATTCCAGTAAACTCCTTTAATACCAGACTTATTTACTTTTGATATTGCTCTATGTTGGCAGTTTTGTTGCCACGTGCATGACCTTAGGTTATCTTCACGGTTATCTAGTCTGTCGTGATTAATATGATCTGTAACCATACCTTTTTGGGTATGGTTTATTATCCTATGCATAGCAATTCTAACGCAAGTATTATTTTGCCACACTAAACGAACTGCATATCCTTGGCCATCAAGTTTCCATTCCCATTGATTCAACCACTCATAGTTTTTGTCGTCTACTTTTGCCTGACTATTTCTATTAAGTTTTATATATTTTACCATATAGGTATTATATTATAAAATAGCTTTTTCTAAAAGTTCAGTATAAGATGGCAGTAAAGTATCCCAACCAATGCTGTCGGCATACTCGTTGCTAAATTCCGACATTTTTTTTATCTCTTGGGATGGTTGATTAGCGAGCCAATCTATCTTCTCAGCTAGTTGTTCGGGAGTACAGGTATATACGTCAATTGGCGTGCGAGGAGCTACAGTTTTTTCATGATAAGCGGGTATGAGTGTTTCTTTCATTAGAAAATCACGTTGTGGTGAGATATCTAACATTAATGGTATCATGCCGGTACTCATGGCTTCGGCAAGCTGGAGACTTAATCCGCCATATTTGCGGGGTAGCAGCAGTACATCCTCACCGAGAAAATTCTCAAAATAATTTGGTACATTCCGATTTTCGATATGCACACGATAGTCGCTTGTTCCATAGTCGATAAAATGCTGGCTGCGAATAATAAACTGCACATCTGATTTAACAAAAGGAATGGCTCGTAATACGGTTTTGGTACCATTGCGGTCTTCATAGGTTTCGTGGCCAGCGATATGCAGAAAAGTCTTAGCCTGATTCCGTTGTGAATAAGGTAGAACTATACGGTCAACCGGCACAGGTAAATATTTTAGTTTTGTTCCCCATATACTGGTATCAAAATAGCCGCCTTTTTTATCTAGCAACTTATCATAGTTCCACATACTTGGTGCAAGCAATATATCAGGTTTTGGCCAGTCAGGGTAAACAAAATAATCGATAAATTCATAATTTGGCTGGTTAATTATTGTAATGCCACGTTCACGAGCGGCTGTGTATAGATAGTAGCTATATGGTGACTCGACTGTAAAAATTATGTCCAGGCCGTCCAGGAAGCTATCTATGAGCTTTTCCGACGGGAAGTTAACACTATGTATCACTTCGCCATACTTATACTTTTCTGGATAGTTATCATAGCCTTGCTGGTTTAATCTTTTATTGTAGCTACTAATATCTACGACCATGGTTTTATCGGGATGAAGCTGGTCATAAATACATTTTGTTTGTACGGCTAATCCCGAGGAATCAGCACGGGCACCTGCTAAGCCCCATCTCATTTCTTGACCATGGACTCTGTCATCGAATTCGCCACGCGGCGAACCATTGACTGAGCATACACGACGCCGACCGCGGCAATACTACCATGTAATTCCCATCCCTCTTTGAGCAGATTATTAACTTCTGTCGCAATTACCTCGTGGTCGTGGTGCGATACTATTTTATACTCAATAATCATAGTGGCATTATAGCGCATTTTATCGGTAGTGTATAAACAAATAAATTATCAATGCGTATAAAATAATTATGATTGCTTCGGCCAAGCGCCCCTTTTTAATGGGTTGTGTATTATTAGGCCTAGGTAATTTTGGGTAGGATTTTCCAGCACTCATCTCTAGCTATTCTACGCATGATTGAGCGTGGCGGCCAGTCTTCGACAATTACGGGCATATCTCGATACCATAGATGGAAAATATCAATAGCTCGGCTTGTCGATATCTGAAAACCGTACGCGCCATAAGCAACGTATTTAATCCGTGCAATATTTGCTTTCGTAGGGTATTTCATTAGAAAACCATTTCAAATTTAGGGTCATCTTCACGGCCATCAGTCGTATAGCTACGCTTGATATTGCCGTTATCGGGGTAGTAAATCCAAAGCCGCCATTTGTACCAGCCCATCATGCCATCATTCTGGCAATCTTCAATAACCTTGCCATGCACCACATCTTCTATCATGGTGCGGCTCTGGTCAGTAAAGTATCGTTCCAGCATGTCTTTGTAGAATACGGTTGATGCCAAATGCGGCCGTTGCGACCATTGCATGGTCTTGAGCAAAGGCATATTATTTATTCGTTCAACATCGCCAATCATTAAATCCTTATGGTCACTCGGTATCATGGCTTCAAAGTGAAAACGAATTATATTTGCCTCGCCATCTTCGATAACTTTTACGAAACTCTGCCAATCAAATTCAAAGTCTGGCGTGAGGGCGGTGTCATGCTCGATAAATAAAAGGGTGGGTGTCCTAACCATTTTTAGTAGTTCTTTTGTCATAAGGGCTTGATGCATATGTTCGTCAAATATGACCGGCACCACATTTGACCATTCATAATTGGTCTTCCAAAGCAATGTCCGCTTGTATTGTTCATAGCGTTCCCTATAGTGTTCCTGCTCGGGTCGCACACCATCAATGCCAATTATGATTTCGCACTCGGGCAGCACAGTTCGTATGTCTCTAATACTCTGGTCAATGACTTTCGTATCTGGATGGCTTTTAATCGGGCTTGTAGGAATTATTACAGTAATTTTGTTAGAAATACCATTGTCTGAATATTCGATACCAGATAGCTCGTGGACTTGTTCATTAAGTACATAGGCCATGCGTCGCTTATATCCAACCCACCAGGCAAAAACCTTGTTGCTATAAGCCGGGTACTCGCGCTGTATATCGAGTATATAACCTTCAAGGTTGGCATAGTCGTCAAGAATCTTAAATGGCACATCTTCACCATTAAAAACTTTTCGCCAATAGCCGGATTCATGGATAAGTACGGTGCTAATATCATCGGCAATCGGTACGGCTCCTGCTTCTAGTGCTTCGTAAACCCTAAAACTATCCGGCGACTGGATTCCGCTTGGACATGGCACGGCTTTATTGTTTGCTAATAAAGCACAGTATGTATCGTGGGTTAGGCCTTGTGTAAAACCATTTGTCTCAACCAGCTTTCCGCTCAAGCTTTCGCGTTCTTCTATTTGCTTTAAGATATCAACTGCCTGCTTACGACGTGGATGGTTAACTTGTCCTGCAAAAAACCAGTCGCCAAGTTTATCCATGTAAAATGGCTTGTTTTGTGCGATGAGTTCCCTGGTAAATGGTGCATAGCCTGAACCAATAAAGAAGTCGGCCTTGTCGTCAAGCTTTGGCTGCATGAGCCAGACTTTCATGTTAGGATGCTTCAGCTTTGTGTAATCAAAACTGCGCTCCTCATCACCTACGATAATTAACACTGTCCAGCCTAGACATTCAATCCAGTCTTGAACTTTGTCCAAGTATTGAGCATTCTGTCTAGCGGGGATTATAGTAATAGCCCCATCAGAATATTCACCTATCTTGCTTCTATCAGTTTCTTCAAAAAACTCATAACCTTGGGCTGGTTGCCATATTTTACAGTCAAGCAAGTCTTTTATGAGTGCCATATCCCACTGGCTGGCAATGGTTTTTACTTCACCGCTAAAATCAAGTAATGTATAGGGAATTTTCATATCCACTCACCGCCCCGTTCACTATGCGGCCAAAACTTAATTAAATTCTCAACATTATTAAATGGCCGCATAAATCGTTCGCGGCCAGTCTCACCACCCCACTTTTGAATATAGTATTGTACGAGTTTAGTGGTATCGGCTCGTACGCCACCCAAGGTCACACCGTGGGCGAAACCGGCAATCATTACGTCAACTATTTCCTTATGCCAAATCGGGCTGTTCGAGATATTATGCGTTGGGTCAAGGTCTTCGTAAGCCATTTTGAGCCGCCATGAATAATCTAAGTCTTCGTAGTAAGCAGGATAAAAGTTTTCATCGAACTTGCCCGCCAACTCAATAGCTTTCTTTGAAAAGGCTATTAAGTGCCAGCCAATACCCATAGCCGCTTCTATAACGGCACACTCGGGATGATTTTCAAGAGCTTGAATAAAGTCATGGCCGCCCTTTTCACCAAATCTGATGGCTGCCGATAAAATAATTAACCAGTCGGCATCCTGGACTTTCATCTTCTCGATGCCAAGGTTCCAGGAAGCCGCGACACCCCTATTTTCGACAGTATTGTCGACCGCCAAGATGTTCTCGACAGGCAGCTTGCATGACGCCAGGCAGGCGTCGGCCCACGGCTTATAGATGAATGGCATGACTATTGCGTACTTCATTATTGGTCTTTCTTCATAAATACAATTTCTCTATAGGCGTGAAACTCACTTATGCCAAACTGCCGGTAAGTCTTGAGAAGCATGTTCGCAATTATATCAGTTGCATCAGAGCCGTTCGGACGGCCTTCCCAAAACTGGTCAAACTGAGTGGCTAGGTCTTCTACTACATAAATGCCGCCGGAATTCAGCTTCGGCCAGTATAGCTTAAAGCTTTTGATTATGTCTCCTGAAGTATGCGAACCATCATCAATAACTATATCGAATTTGTACGTATCCAACTGCTCATGTTGTCTAGTGCCATCACTATGAAACAAAGTAAAGCCGTCATTTGGTATGTCTAGAATATCAGGATTATTGTCAATGCCGATAATGGTAGCGTTCTTAAACCACTCATGCCACATGAACATTGAGGCACCTTTCGCGACTCCAATTTCAAGCATGGTAAACTTGTCTAACCTGTGTGGTAGATGCGCTTGATAGTGAGGACAATAGCCATGCTCAAACTTATCGGCACCGTGTTTACGGGCAACATCTTCAAGATTCACTTTTTCCCCTTTTCGGTGTAAATGCCCAATGTTCTTCATGGTCGATAACTAATAGGTCTGAACGGTAGCCAATATCTTCGATATACGTCACCAACTCGTCGGCACTTTGTTGAAAGCGGTCAATCATGAATTGACGATGGATAGAAATAAAAATATCTGGCTTGCATAATTTAATTGTTCTGGTCGCGCCTTTTATGACTTCAAATTCCGAGCCTTCGGTATCAATGGTAATCATCTGCGGCTGAACATACAAGTCGTCAATTTTTATGGCCGGTAAATCCCAGCGTTCATCAAGGAACTGGAACCCTGGCTCTTCCATTATCTGACCATAGGCACATTCAGGCCAGCCTGCCCGTGGAATACCAGAATAGTTTTTGGTTTCATTGGCTGCAAAACCGACAAAGCTAACCGGCGCGGGTAAATTATTAAGTTTGAAGATACGGCGTATTAACGGCCATGTACGTTCAACTGGCTCCATGGCAATAACTTTTCCCGTGTCACCTACCCATGTTGCCAGCAACGCCGTAATGTCGCCCACTTCCGCGCCGACGTCAATAACCGTTTGCCCGCGCTTGACCACGTTGCTCATGGCTTCGATGCGTTCTTTTTCCCAATCGGGGCTATTGTGCCAGAACTTAGCTCTAAATTCAGGTAGCTCTAAATAGTATCGACCATTAATAATTGTTCTCATTTTCCAATCTCCGTTAGAATGGTTTGCCAGCGGTGTTTATATGTATAGTTATTCTTGACCTTGTTATGCCCGCGTATCCGTATGGCTTCGCGTTCTTTATCATTCACTAGGGCATGGTCGATTACTTCTTTGAGTCGTTCAAAATCACCGAAAGGATAAGTTACAAGTTCTTTGTCATCGCCCCATAGTTTAAACTCGTCTTCTAAGCCTTTGATATATGGCATAATAAGAAAACCGCCACGCCCCATTGTTTCGTATACTCTATCGCTCCAATAGTACGGATAAATAAAATCAACGCACAATGAGTCGCCCACGGCTACTTTAGTGGCGTTATATAAGCCAATTAGTTCATGGCCGCGTACTATACCAATGCCATCACCGCCAACGTGTATAAAGCGGTTTCCATAAGTCTGCTGCAGCCAATTTACTAATGTCGGACGATACGGCCATTCGGGATGATAATTTCGTGAGCCAACAAATACCACGTCGTTCACCTTTTGGATATTTTCGTCGATAAAGCATTCCTGCCCAAGCACACCGGCTGGTAGATAGTGACCTTGAACACCATTGCCATTTTCGTTAAACCAGTCGGCCATCTTTTTATCGACCGTAAAAAAGTGCTGGATATGCTTGTAAATATCATCGGCTTCCAGTTCGGCTTGACGATTTAAGCCGAACCAAAGGTCAAGATGGTAGGTGAGGGTTGGTATGCTCTTATCACGCAAAATATTAAGCACGGAAGCCATGCTGCGCTCACCCGGGGTATTCCAGCCATGCGTATGCACCCAAACGAATATATCTGACTGCAAGGCTTCACGCATTATCTGCTCGCTGCCGGCTTGGGTTTCCTGCAACGGTATAACATAGTGACCAAGTGATTCGAGACTTATTTTATGGTGTGTTTCGCTACTAAAGGGAACTTGAAAATTTCCCAAGAATGTTATTCTCATGCTGGAGTAATTATTGCACGAGCTTAGAACTATTACAACGAGATTATGCCAAGTGCGATTGCCCATATTATGAGTGTTCCAGTAGTTATTACCACTATGGCGGCCATTGCAAGACCGCCGAATAAAAGCATAAATGCTAAAGGTATATTAATTATAAAAATCAGCAAAGCAAAATATACCGAATTTCTTGTCATGCTATTTTTCTGCCCGTATAAAGATTTGGCAGTAGTTCATGTCTCTGTTCATACGGCACGGCTTTAATACACTTAATTAGAAAGCGGCATTGCTCGGCATTAAATTTTCCAATATGACATTCTCCTTGCGATAGGCCGGTAATATTTTGTAGCCAACGATATACCGAACCACGCTTTTGTCGTTGTTCTTTGGCGGTCAGATTTGCGTCGCGCCAAATTGCGTCAACCATGCCATGACAAACGCCACGCAGTCGCTTTGTTTCGGGGTCTGGCACAGTGCCTAGTGGCTGGCCATCGGGATGAGCACCGACCGAACCAAGGCATTCAGGCCAGCGCTCACAAATATAGCGCATGCCATAGCTGGTGCCATGATAGTATTCTTTGCTATCTTGGTAAATAGTTCGTGAACCACAAAAGCAGTCCGGCCCATATCTAGTCATGCTTCATTTCCTTGACAGCTTTTAATGCGACCTTGGCACATTCTGTAATTAGTGCCGAAACTTTCTTAACTACTAGAGGGTCGCTTAATTCAAAATGGTACTCCTTGATTTGCTTGGATTTTGGACCGTCAAAAAATGTCATTTTGGCATCATGGGTAACTTCAAACGTAGCGGTCAAACGGCCGAGCCGAACAATATATCTGCGAGTTTCTGTAGTCGTTTTAGTCTTGGAAGCCAGCGTAATAGCTGGCTTCCCTGACCTCTTACGTTGTGTATTGCTACTCGGGTCTGGCTCTTGTGGTTTGTATTCTTGTTTTACTTTCTTATCCATAGTCTTATTATACACAAGCGCAATTAAGAATACAAACTATTTATGTCAGGATACCAACCTGCTTAGCGGCATCGACCCAGCTTTGCCACTCATCGGTTAGGTCATCGGCAAATTGCTCATCAGTTACACTCGACATATTACCTACATATTCTTTGGTATCGACATTATCGACTAAACGCTCGCTGCTTGGCAGGTCATCGAGTTTCTCGAGGTAGTAAACTTTTTGTACTGCCAAAAACTTAATAAACACGGGATAACGGGCAAGGTCGCAAACAAGCTCCGTGGCCGAGTTATCATCATTTGGCTCACCATCGGTAACAATAGCACAGAAAATGGGTGCATCGGTACTGGCAGTTATATCACGCACTTTTTTAAGTGCGTCGGTCAGGTTTGTGCTGCCCATTCCGCTTGGCTTCCAAATTTTGTCTTGTACTACATTATGGTAGTTTTCGAGTGTAACTTCGGTAGCATTATGCACCACGCTGTCGAATGGGATAACCGGCACAGTTCCATCAATGTCAACTGCGAGGCCAAAACCGAGAAAACGTTCGACTAAATCCTGCACCTTGTGGTTTGCATAGTCGCCATACATTGAACCGGAATGGTCAAGAATAACTACCACTTGTGCACGTAGACCACCAATGTTACGCTTTTGTAGCGAAATAGTGACAGCTTCACTCTTTTTACGAAGGTCAATACCACCGCTTTGTTCTATTTTATCGAAACTAACCGCCGAAGCACCGCTATTATCTTTGACTAGCGGTACACTTCTGGCAACGGTTTTTGAATTTGAATTACTATGATGACCAAACATAACTTACCTCTTATCTAATTTACGTAATATTGTCTTAATTTCTTCACGTTCCTCAAGCGTGAATTTATCCTTATCTTTAACGATTTTATTAGCCATTCGTGCAATGACGATTGGCAGAATAAATAACGTGACCAAATGCATTAACAATACGGCATCAATTTTTCCTACCACCGTATGCGGGTAAAAGTCGCCATAGCCAATAGTTAATGCCGTGACAAAAGCCCACCAAATTGAGTTAAATTCGCCTTGATGTTCAGTTATCGAAAAAATTGTGGCACATAGAAGCACGGTGCATAAATACACTATCAGTAATTCCTGTATTGATTCGGTGCCATGCCTTAAAATAGTAATATACTTTCTTGGCAAATGGTGTATGCGCTTCATATGGTGCAAAAGGTTCATTTTTTCTTGACAAACTTGTTAAAGTTTGGACTTTTAAGTAATTCCTTGACTTTATCCAGCTCACTTTTAGTAACATAGAATATCTTGCTCAAGTCGAACACTTCCTCGAACCATTCGGGTGAATTCATGACGGTTTTACGCGAGTAACTTAGACCACCTTGGTCGCTATGCTTTAGATACTCTTTAGTAAGAATACTAAAACCTTGGTCGCCATTGTCGCAATCTTCTTGTAAGATTGCATCCTTTTTGAGTTCAGGGCTATCTTTCAGTAGCCGATATAACTTGCGCATTATCGCCTCTTTTCTTTACTATTATCGAATTTATAAACGCGGTACCAATAAACGCCACACCAATTAAGCCGGTGATTATATCTGAAATATCGAATTTAATTGTCAGTAATAACAACGCAGCCAAAATACCAATCGCCCAATGAGCGCCATGTTCTAAGTACACATATTCGCTTAGCGTGCCTTTGCGTACCAGATAGACGGTCAAACCTCGAATATAGGCGGCACCAATGCCAAGACCAATAGCAATTAAAAAGATATTACTGGTCACGGCAAATGCGCCAACCACGCCATCAAAGCTAAAACTGGCATCCAAAACTTCAAGGTATAGGAATGTGGCAAGTCCTGCCTTGGCGACTTGGGCAACAGTGTCTTTATCAAAGAAACTGCTTAGGCTGTTGACAGCCAAGTATGTTGCCAAGCCAAGTATGCCTGACGTTAACACCATGACCGAGTGACCCAGCGTAAACGATATGATAGCCAAAACCACGGCCATGATAATGACCGATATATTCTCAACGCGGCCAAGTTTAAACAAGGTATTTTCAATCGGTGTTAGCCATTGTATTTCCCGTTCTTCCTGCAGCCAGTCCAAAAATAGCATAGCTAGGAATGTACCGCCAAATGCTGCGATTGCAGGGTGTGCATAGGTTAAATGCTTGGCATATTCGTCAGGATGCTGTAGCGCCAAGTGTAAAGCGGCTAGTGGCGACATATGGGCTGCCAGAGCCACGACAATGAGCGGAAATAGCAATCTCATGCCAAACACGGCGATAAGCACGCCTATGGTCAGGAAAATGCGTTGCCAATACTCATTCATGCGGCCAAGTATCTTGGCGTTTACAACTGCGTTATCGAACGAAAAACTAATTTCTAAAACCGTTAGAATGGCAACGGTTATTGCTGCTGGCAAACCCCATATGAAGTACGAAATTAATAGAGCTACCCCATTTACAAGTAGGGGTATGCGAAATAGTTTGAACATACTATTTACTCGTCGAGCTTGTCTTTAACTTTCTTTTCCCAGCCGCGAACTTTGCTCTGCCATTCACCAATTTTTTTGAGCGGAACAAACAACAACACTAAGATACTGTAAATTGCAAGCACTATTATTAGTTCTAACATTTTAACTCCTTAATTTATTACATTTGCGACAATGTCTTCTACCGTTTTGATAACGAGTATTCTCATTGTCAAATAAATGACCTCTTTTACAATAGATTTTCTTACTATTGACTGCTGCTATACCTTTGCCGTTTAAGACATTGGTTCTTTGTGTAGTAATCTCTAAGTGACTAGGATTTACACATCTTCGATGCCGACAGCTTTTACCACCTTTACAATACTTATCTTCGTTATGGCATTTATGGTCGAGAATATCGGCTGGTTTTAACTTGCCCACTAATACTAAGTATGAAAATCTATGCGCTAAGTAGTATATTTTATCGAATCTGAAGTTACCATAGCCGGCACTTGTTAGTCCGGCCTTCCAAAGCCAACATTCACTAGAAATAAAATCTACTTTTTTAGTGAATGTGACTGGAAGGACATCACTATGTGTTAACACCAAGGTCTTTCGCAATTTGGCTAGAGCCTTTAGTCGAGCCTTCGCCTATGGCCTTAAATTTCCATGTGCCATCGTGGCGATAGAGTTCGGCAACCATGACATCGGTGTTGCCGCTATAGTCTTCCGTCAGGTCGTAGCGTACTACTTCCTGATTTGTTGCTGCATCGACTAACCGAACATAGGCATTCTTTACTTGACCAAAATTCTGACCTTTTTCGGCAGCTTGGTAAATGTCAACCAAAAACTTGATGCTTTCAACATCACTTGGAATAGCTGATAGGTCGACTTGAATTTGCTCATCGTCGCCATGCTCGCTACTTCCGCCCGTCAAGTCGTCGCCACTGTGTTTAACCGCAGGAGCAGCACCATCGAGGTTATTGTAGTAGACAAAATCTTTGTCACTACGAACCTTGCCATCGGTCTTCAAAAGAAAGGCCATCGCGTCAAGGTCGGCCGTTTCTGAACCTTGCAATTCATCCCAACCCAAGCCAACAATGGCCTTGGTCATGCCCGGAGCAACCTTGCTCAATTCTACGTTTTGCCCTTTTACTAGCTTTACCGTATCTGACATATGTTTTACCTCATTATGTTTATGAAATTGGTGGGGAGTCGAAACTCCCCGATTGGCTCTAGCTAATGCCAAGAGTCTTGACAACTGCGTCGAAATCAGCACCTTCAACGACTGCACCAGTGGCTTTGAATTCCCATTCAGAACCATTGCGAGTCAGGCGACCAAGCTCAACACCGTGCTTGCCTGCAAACTCCGCGCCAGAAGTCAGCTCGTACTTGGCGAGTTCTTTCTGGTCGGCTTCGTTCACGAGACGGACACTTGCGTTTGCAACCTTGTCAAAGCTTTCACCGCTGTAGCTTGCGACCACAATAGCGATTTCTTTGACGGTGGCAGCAACATCGGCAAGTGTAATAACGATTTGCTCGTCATCACCTTCGCCCTCGCCGGTCAGGTTGTCACCACTGTGAGCCAAACCTGGCAGAGTCTTGTTGTTAAAAAACAACAGGGCTTCATCGGCATTACTACCATTATTATTAGCGTCGGGCAAAGCCTTGCCGTCGTCACCGATTAGCACGGCCATCAGGTCGAGGTCAATCGGGTCACTGCTTGTGCCATCCCAGCCAGCACCCGCAATCACTTTGGTAAGTGGTGCGGTAGAACCAGCATCGGAAGCTGCTTTGCTCAGAGTTACGCTTTCGCCTTTTGTAAGAGATACACTCATTGTATTTTCTTCCTTATTACTTTATGGTAAAATTAATCTGCCTCTACAGCACCAGTTTAAAGTTTACTCCTTTCGTTATATTGTATTACTGGTGAGTAGATACATACCGCCAATCGCATGTATCTAACCATCAGCCATTCCATTGCATCACAAATCATGCGAAGTATAAAGATTCTCATTTCTCGACCTCTTTTATCACCTGGGCAATTTCGTTATCAATTTTTGATATTGAATGAGCAATTAATCTAAGCAAGTAGAACTGGCGCTTTGTCAAGCCTTTGGGCAGCATTATAATGCGGTTTTCTTTTATTAGCTTCTTAAAAACCTTGGTTTCAAAGTGTAGTTTAGCGGTTTCTATTCGCTGTCCGCGAATTTCTTTGACCTCGTCATTGATAATGGTATCGCCATAAACAGTCATCGCCATTATGCCGACAAATGCACCGAATATAAAACCGAGAAGTAGATAGATAAAGCCTATAAATACCATAAGACTTTTTCCATAGTTTTACTTTTCATGCTCTTATTATACACAACCGTGATAATAAAATCAAGTTGTGCCCTTTCTAATAGCCCAACTATATTTACCAGCACAAGATTGCGAGCAAAATTTACGGATAGCACTAGATGGTCGAAAAGCTGTAGTACAATTTAGACAGTTTCTATCAAACAACTTTCTATTATTCCAAGTATAATTACCATCTATTAATCTATGACAAACTACACATAGTCTTGCCCAGTCAGATATATCGCGCTTATAGTCACCACTTAGGTTAGCCCATTCGTATCTTGTTTTTCGGTTAGTGCCACAATTTTCGCACAGTTCTGGTGTACCAAGCGTACGCCGAATCCAACCATGTACACCTTGATATCCAACGCTATCTCCTTTCCAGTTACCATTATTTTTACCAAGTGTTTTGGTAATTTTCTTTCCTTTGTTCCAAGGTATGCGACCACGTTGTACTTGGCTCATATTCATACGAGCTTGCTTTGTTCTAGTATAAATACCTTTAGGCATGTCTTTTTCCTTCGTCGACAAAGCGGTTATAATCACGGGTAGCCTTATCTTCTTCAATGAGCCAATTCATTATTTTTTTACCAGCTTCATATAAATCTGTCAAGCAGTCATACCCCATTCGAGCAGCAGTTAATGTTGCATCAGCATTTATTAAGTCAATCTCTGCCGCTATTACCTTCTCGTCAGCGTCTACAAATGCCTTACGGTCATCAGCATTACTTAATCTACCTTTTTTAGTATGATGTGAAGCTTCAAGCATTTTCATGGCTCTAAGTCTTTTTACGTGGCTTTCGCACTGCTTTTTCTCAATGGTTGCATTTACTATCGCCTGAGCTGCATTCCATTTACGTTGTGGGGTTTGTCTAACCATTGTTGCTACTGTTGGGATATCAAAGCTAATAGGTTTAATTGTTACCAGCTCGTTTAAGTCTTTGGCATAGTTGTCGAGCGTTTGCTGTAACCTAGTATTTTTTAAGTATTTAGTTCGTGCCATGATATTCGTCCATTAATGCCCACGTCGGTTTCTCGATGGCAAGCCATAGGTCTTTTAGATATGCGATAACTCGTTCTTTGGCAGTTGGTTGCTGATACTTGTTACTCTGACCGTCATTGACAGGATAAAACATAAACTGTGTAGCCCACATTTCCTCAAATATATCCCAGGCTGGCATAATATTGCCTTCATAGTCTTCGCCATAGATATAATTTATAAAATGGCCGAGCAAGCAATTACGACCGTCAACGGTTCGGACTACGTCAGTTGCCCAATCGTCAGGGCTAGTATTCTCACAGTAAGCTATAAACTTATCAAGCGCACCAATCTTTTCAAATAGCTCTTTGTCACTCATGCCGTTACCAATCTAGCTGCAATTTCAGCTTGTAGTTTTTCTCGCTTTGCTTTCGCAATAGCATAGAAACGGCGTTCATCACGGTCGCACTCATCAAGGAATTTTAGAATTGCGGGTAGCATTACATGCTCAACATAGAACTTGTCATAAGATACTCGTTTAATAAATAGCTGCAAATCTTCTAGGACTCGCTTATCGTAGGCGATAAAGTCGCACCAATCGCGGCCATCAATAAACATTTGTAACTGGATTTGGTCAATATAATCTGCTGGCACCTCGTCCATATCAATGACTTTATACAAGTGGTTTCGTGACTTTAAACACTTTATTTCGGCATTGCCAAGTTCGCCCGTAACTGTATCAATTACCAGGCCATCAGGCGAAGCGCCAAGCATGAGATGCGGATGCGTCATAAATAGTGCGTCTTTTATAATGTTGCCGGTTTGGTCGGCATAAATTGACTTGGCAGCAATTTCATTAATGATGCCCCGTTTCATATCTTGCGTAATATATCTATCGTCATCACCCCGCATTTTGGTAATGCGTTCGGCTACTAGGTCTTGTCGGTAGGTCAGCCGGGCGCTCGTTTCCTGCAACTCAATGCCAACATCTGTCACAAATTTCCATGGCCACTTCTCGCTAACTTCTAAGATATACTCTTCGTCAATGCCATGCTCTACATAAATTTCAGTGGCTTGTTTTATCATGGCATCGGTAACGGAATAGTAAGCCATTACTTTGAAAACTTCGGAAGCAGTGACACAACCTAGACGAGCCGCATACCATTCAGGACTACGTTGGGGAGCATTAATTGTTATCGGAGTTAATCTTTGCATTGTGTTCTAACTCCTTGCGCTTAACTTCTATTTGGTTAGCATAAATAAGCCTATCATCTGGCGATAGGTTTTTGATAAGCTCTGCCAGTTCTGTTTTGGTTTGCGCTGCCCGCAGCGTGTCGACTACTGACACGATAGTATCAACGTCAATATCATCTTCGCCGGAACTCAAATCGGTTTCCATTTCGGCAATATCTTCCCAATTTTCGACTTTGCCAGGTAGCGCCCAATCGGGTAGTTCTGGTATTTCCGCAAGCACATACGATTTACCGGCTTGCTTAATGGGCAACCAAATTTTCGGTAGATAATAGAGATAAACGCCCACGCCAAACATTGTAGCCGCTCGCTTGAAAGCGTCGGAAGCACCACCCTTTACAGCTTCGACCTTTGTGTAGCCCGCAGCATTTGTCTTAGTAGTCCACTTATCATCAATCAGTACTGATATTTCACATATAAAGCCATCGGTGCAAGGAATAAGTCTATCTTGCCAACCGCCAATACGACATACTTCGTCAAACCGCTTTCTGACTTCACGGGCATCAATATATGCTACGGCCTGACCCTTAGTTTTATCTTGGGTGGTTGACCCTATACGCCATTTAACGAATTTTGGGTCAAAAGGGTTTTTTAGTTGTTTTAGTAATGCGTCTTGGGTTGCTGTACTCATATATTTTATTATACACCAGCGTGATATTAAAATCAAGAATTAAATCTTACCTTCTTTTCGAAGTTTATTTAGAAGTTTGGCTTCTGTATTTAGTGGAAGTTCACCTAACGTATGAAATTTGCTCAAGTAATCATCACCATTACTGTGGGTCATCACCTTGTCGACTTCATTACCGTTTACCATATAATGTCCAATGATACCATTGCTTTTAATAAATATTGTTTCCCCATGTATCTTATATTTTTCCATAGTTTTTTCGCCTTTCTATGAAATAATTTATTAATGTACTTTAATAATACACCACCTTGATAACTAATTCAAGAGATTATCCACAGTTTTATGCATTTTTTATGTTTTTCTTGAGATAACGGGCAAGTTTTCGCTGTGCCAAGCCAAGCTGTTCCTCGTATTGTTTATCAGTCAAATCACCGGCTTTATATTTACGCTTTACCCAGCCAATTTTGGCAACCAGACTAGCATAAGTAGCATCTTTCATGGGTCGGCTTGAACTATTTCTGCCGCCTCTTGCGCCAATCTTAGTATAAATATCTGACCCATATTTACGTCGCATAGTCTGCACACCCTGGATCCTACCGAATGGTGTATTGCTCATAGACCTTAGCCCCTTTATGCTGGTTATCATATGCCCATAGTGGCTGTAAATTAGTATAATGCACAGCTTCTAATAGTTGCTGCCTATTTGTAAGGTCAAATTTTGCCAAAGGCTTTCTGTGGTCAATATGCCATAAGCCATAGTTATCCCAAGTCATGCCATCTTTGAACTGTTTTTCTAAATAAATTTTTAGTTCAAAGATACTACACCCCAAGTCACTAATAGCTGAACCAACTTTTCTGTTCTGTCTAACTGCCACTGCTAGACGGGTTCTAAGCACTGCACTTAGTTTAAACTGTATATCATTAGCTTTTCTGTTTTTTTGAGCTGTTCTTTCTTCAAGTCGAACTTTTTCTAAATTAGCAGCCCTGTATTGATTTTCATAGATACGCAAACGTTCACGGTTAGTTTTATGGTATTCTCTACCATAAGCTCTATATGCCTCTCCATGTTTTTCGTAAGTAGCTTTTTTATAGGCTTTTACTTTCTCTGGATTAGCCTTATGCCAAATTCTTCGACGAGCATTAATTTTTTCTCTATTCTTTTCTAGATAAAGTCTATGCCATGCATTAACTTTCTCACGATTTGCTTCCCGGTATCTCTTACTAGAAGCCCTAACCTTTTCAGGGTTAGCTTTCTTCCATACTCTACTGCGAGCATTATGTCTCTGTCTTTCTTCTGAACTCATTCATATTCCCCTGCATAGCTTTTCGTATTCTTTGAACTCATTGGCATTCAGTCTCTTTTCGACTTTGGCAAGCTCATTTTGCGCGTTCTGTACGTTCACCAGCCAATCGGCTACTAGCTGTTGGTGCTTTTTATCCTTGTGTTTTGGTAAAGGACTATTAGCTATCTTGCTATGGTTCCTTAGTATTGTACGATATTGCACCAGCTTTTTAAAGGCTTTTACGGCGAAGTCAACGCGCTTCTGGCGAATGACTGGTTTTACGAGTTTATTCATAACCTTCTTTCTGCTTACATATACAGCTATCGCCTTGACAGCTGGTGTGGTAACGCAGACTTTCCTCAAGATTATTTAACCTGCTATTGGTGGCAGCTATTAAAATTATTAAAACCAAAATACTAAGCGCTATCAGCATCTTTTTCCACCTTGACCATTTCCAAGCGTTGCTTTAAATCTTCAAGGCCTTTTTTCATGCCGCGAAAACTTACTACGTCAATGGCAGTCTGTAAGCCGTCTTCAATGCCATTTTGTGTTCCTTGGTATGACTGCTCTTGGATAATTTCTATAACGGCTTGCCAACGTTTGGCATGGAGTTGTTTTTCTTCCTCGGTATAATAAATGCCATTAGGTCCGAAGCCATTGTAACAATCTTGGCAAGTTAGCAGCTTTGGCGACTCGTCGGTATCTTCGCGGTCACATATGATACAGTATAGTTTTCCCATATATCGCTATATTATACACCACTATGATAATATTTCAACTAGTTTTTTTCGTGTTCTTGACGAATTCTTCAAACATCTCAAATTTGGCTTTTTCAGCTATGTTACGTACTATTATGGCGGCATCGGGTAACTCCTTATCAAGCGCTTCGGCAATGCCAGCCAGCACAGCTTGATAGTAGCCATGTAAGTATTGGCTGGTTCCCTCGAATGCATGCATGGTGGCGACTTTGGAAACCTTTTGCTGGTTGGTAGTCAATGCCATGGTCATTTCTCTAATATAGGCATTGAGCATCTTTTCATCCTTGTCGTTAATTTCCTTGATATCATGATTGCCAAGCGAGCGGACTTGTAAACCTGACAGCTTATTGGTAACGTACTTTTCTATATTAATCATTACACTTTTCTTTCGTAGTCATCAACAATGACAGGGTTTGTGCTGCGTTTCTGACGACTTAGAAATTGCTTTGCCGCATGGTGGGCGGCCAGTTTTGCACCAAACTTAGTCATTGCATAACTTGTTTCTTGATGAGCAGTTTCATTTACCCATATATGCCATTCATAGCGCCATGGACGACTGCCATTGTTCCGTTTAATAATTCGAACTCTATACGTATCCATGACTAACCTTGCGAAAAATATTCTGTGCTTCGCCAACTGTTAAGTTCGGGTTGATATATAACCACTCGTGTAAAATCATTTTACCACCCAGCACAGTAACGCTAAATTTACTTGGCGGGATTTCGATTGGTGGTTCTACTCTGGTTACCATGCTGGGCTATTTACGTAAAATACGCAATTTCTTTCACTTGGTGATAGCTGTATCGTATAGTATGTTGCCGACTGCTTCAAGTTTGAGCAAAGCTGGCTGACCGACAAATTTGTAAAATTTTGTTACCAAAAACCTAAACACGATATAGATGACTAGCGGATAGCCAAGTACAGGTCTGATAATACGCCAGTAGCCGCTTTCGGTACGATGCTTCTTGGCAGCCCTTTTCGACTTTGGTTTAATAAACGATTTCAAATTTGGTTTTCCCATACGCTTCCTTAATTTTCTATACTTTGGGTCTGATTCCAAAAGCAAGAAATCTGATTCTATCTCTTTCTCGCTCAAGCGTTGAATTGGTAAATCTTTCATTGGTAACCTCCGCCAAACAGTAAGTTATCTATCACTGTTGAGCAATTCCAGGCCAGCATTATCATTTCATTAGTCATATCGGTTAATATTATTCCCAACGGATTTTGCAGAATAACCGCGAGAAATATTGTGCAAATAATCGTGGCTAACTTTTTATTGATTGCTGGTAGCCTAAAATTAAGATTAAAGTTGATTGGTTTTGTTGTAGTTTTTAATTTTGCTACTAAAGTTGTCATTTTATGCCCTTGCACCTGTCGTGCTTAAAGTTTTTGTTCGTCGGCTAATAGTGCCACCCTTTGCGCCAGCTATCCTTGCCAGCTCACGGTTTGCATAAAAGCCGCCGGTTGTTCCTTTCTTTCCGCCCAAAGCACCAATCTTCGCGTAGAAGCCTGCGCCATATTTAGCCTTGTTGGTAGCTGCCGCAGCTTTGCCACCGGCTCTTGTTCCTGCCATTAATTCTCCTTTTGGTTAGTTGGCTTTAACTTTGCAAGCATGTCGTCAAGGACTGGCTGACAATGCAGCGCTAAATCTTCGACAGGCATGCCGGTTTTTTTGCAAATTATTAGCGCAATGTGTTGCCAGTATCTCAAATGCTTTTTTATTTGGTTTTGCGCCTTCGCTAAAAAATCGGGCAATGGTATAAACCCCTAAGTCAACACCCATTGTGATAAGTTCCTTATCTTTGTCAAAATCCATAACCATTAATATACACAACCGCAATGCAAAAATCAAGTGTTTATCCACACTAGCGCGATTGCTTGTAATGGTCAGCCCATAGCATAGCGATAGTATATTCAGCGATTTCTTTTTTATTGCCAGAATAATCTTCTAAGTTTGCGAATGTATCTTTTCCTCTAAACCTTAAGATAGTTATAAAGCCATTTTTACGTAAATAGTTTTCTCTTTCCAGGTCTTTTTGTTTATCCTGATGATATTCTTTGCTGTCAACCTCTATAGCGATTTGTCTATAAGGGTCGGCAAAATCTATAAAATACCTGCCACATGGTATCTGTGGATAAAATGGAAGCCCGTAATAACGGATATCTTCCCAAACATTTTTTTCGATAGGTGACATATAGCTGGTTCAGTCATGTGGCCAAATTGAATATGGGTCAACCGATTGACCTGATATAACTAAAGGCCACACAGATTTATATGCCTTACGGATATTATCTCTATCTGGTAAGCTAAAGTTTTTCCAACTATTGTTATTCACAATAACATGTACCTTTTTTATAGTCACACCATTTATCTGGGGTTTTTAGTAACTCCTGATATATACTTTCGCGCCACTTTTTATCATGAATAAGTTTAGACCAATGGACCTTACCATATGTATTTTTTGCAATTTTGTTTATTTCATTCTGGACAGAATATTGGCCGTGACATTTTTTGCCAGTCGGTAGTCGTAAAGTATTCCAATCGGCTACTGGAATATTATCTTCAGTGGCTACCGCTTTCTTAACGCTAATAATTTCACTGGCTCTGTATAGCTCGCCATTAATCTCAATGTTTACTGGCGGTCTATTGGAAAGTAGGTATTTCTTTAGCTGTTCGCCTTTGCTATTTTCGAGCAAGGCTGTAGTTCTGTCTCTAAATGTTACGCGATAACTCATAAACGTACCCCTTGATTACTTTGTTCTTTACTGGCTTGTCGAATTGCATTCTCAATTTGTACACGTTTCGTATAAATATCGAGGGCAGTATTAATTTGCGGTTTAAAATCAATCTCAAGTGATAAGTACTTATCACGAATGAATTCAAGGTAGCTGATTGCTTTGATTTCGGGTATTTCACGCTTTAATGCCTCAATTTTCGCTTTAATAGTATTGTGGTTTGTAACCGGTAGTCCCAAAGCTTTTATAGCTTGGTAGAATAGTGAACCAATAATATCCGGTGGTTTTTCCACCGACTTTCTATTTTTATTAGATTTAATTTTATTTATATTTAATTTAATTATATTATCGGAACCATTCGGTAAGGGTTTGGAACCATTCGGTAAGGGTTTTAATTTTAGTTGCATAATACCCCTGTTATTAGTGAGTGTAATTTTCTTTTGCAGCCAATCAGGTAGCGAGTCAATAATATTTCTAACGCCCTTTTTCATATTCGCGTTAAGTTTTTGATATTTAATAAAATTGCAAAGAATTAGCCAACCATTTTCATAATATATCTTTCTGTCATCGCAAAAACGCTCTAGTATTTTTTTGACCATGCTCTCATCTATGCCGGTATCAAATGCCACGAGGCGCAAGTCGATTTCATAAATGCCAGCTAGATTTGTTTGCGGGTTTGTCAAAAAATATAAAAATAGCAGTTTTTCTGTCGGGTCGAGATTTGTTATATATGTATCGCGCCAAAAGTTGGTACTTACGATACGGGAATTTGCCATGTAAAAAGCCCTCCTTTCCGGCGGGCTTCTATTAGATTTGTTACTATCCTAAGCTACCAAAATTATAGCATAGGAATACCAAACTGTGAAGCCCAGCCATTACGAGTTTATAACTCAAGTAGGTTTCTATTTGCTTAGGATAGTAACCTACTTAACCCAATTATATAATGCTGGCCGCTAAGGTTCAATGAGTTTATTGTAAATCATAGTCGTGTATGCTACGATATAAGTAGTTCCTTAATATCAACCAGTCATTTTAAATCGCTTGCGAAAAATCAATCCGAGAGGGTAAGACATTTGCAGGCCTATTTTAATATATGGAGTTAGAAAATGGCAAAAGATGAAGAAGACAAGAAACCTGATATTCTTGACGATATTAAGCGCATAGACCGTGCTGTCAGGGCGAAGACACTCGCTAACGTTCTATCAACCCTAAAAGAAAAAGCCCACGAAGTATTGCTGCTCAAAGAGCAAACCAATATGTTACTCGAAGCAGTCGGCGTGTCAGCAGAAGATGCCAAGCGCATTATCGACTTTGTGAACTCGCTAGACGATGTGCAGTTGTCCGAAAGCGAGAAGCAAAACCTGCGCGAAGATACTCGCGAGGAAGTTTCCGAAGTCAAGAAAAAAGCTGAAAAAAAAGTAAATGAGGCACCCACAGTAATGAGTGGTTCCGTTGTACCAGCCGTGCTTACAACCACGTCAGGTGTCTCAACAGCGGGCTGGCCGGCAGCTTATGGTTCCATTTCTGAAAATGCCAAATGGGATAATAGAATTGGTTACTACAATGCCAGTAATGCAAATAGCTTTAGTAAGCTGAACACGGTTGGCTATACTGCCAACTCATCAGCCAATACTGTCACATTAAGTAGTGGAACTAGCAAGTTAGCACTCAAGATGTAGGCTAGTCTAGTCAAGAAAACACCACAAATATTCAGGTGGTGTTTTCTTAATTTTGGATAATGGACTTGACATTTTATCAAGCTCGTGTATAATATAGTTATGGTCACACAAACACAACCACTAAAAATATATATCGACGGCGAACTAGTAGCAGATGAGCCAGAACAACAAACACCAACAAAAGCGGATTATCTCAGGGCTTCACTCAAGCTTGAATTAAAAATGTTAGCCTATGACTTACGCTACAGAACCCATTATCGGCAAATTAGGCATGAATTAGTACGTGAGGCACGGGATAAAACCTTTGAACAAAGCATTGGTCTTGTCCGTGATAAAAAGATTGAGCAAAAACTTAAAAACGGCTCACGTTTAACGTGTGAACGATGTGGTAAAACGTTAACAGGACATCGGACTCGCTGGTGTTCTGATACATGTAGTAAATCTAAATAAGTGAATACATTTTATACACCACTGTGTAAAAAATAAAAACTTGCACAGTCTGAATATTTGCTGTAGGGTTGTAAATATGAAAAAGCTATTACTCGGCGTGCTGGTGGCAATAGCTGTTCTGGTGACACCGGCCACTGCTTCGGCACACGGCAACCAGCAATATAGCCAGAACGATAAGCACACGAATACATATCAGGCCGGTTCCCATAAGAAGCCATGTCATAAACCGGCTCCGGTTTATACCAAGCCAAAACAAACTAAACCATGCCCACCAAAGCCCAAGTCCATAGTATATGTCAAACCTGCACCAAAGAAACCGTGCCACAAAAAGCCTGTAGTGGTTTTGTATGTCAAACCAAAGCCGCACAAGAAACCGTGCCACAAAAGTACTACTCCGCCAGCAGTGCCGCCACCAATCACTACGCCACTGCCTACTACTCCGCCAGCAACAACACCAAGCACCCCGCCTAGTGTGCCGCCACCCTTTGTGCCACCAGTGACAACTACTACCAATGTGACAACGCCAACAGTCAAGCCCACGAAGCCAGTTGCTGTAGAACAGCCTACAACACTACCAAATACTGGTGCCGGTAATTTTTTGCTGCCCGCAGCAGCCCTGGTTGGTATAGTTGGATATCTTGGCAATTTGCTACGGCTCAAGCGTCATCGAGTGTAATATAAATGACTCGGCTAGAGTCATTACAACCTAATGCTAACTTTTGGCGTGATAAACCTCGCCAAGTAAAGTCACAGCCTAAAGCCCATAAGCGCACTAAAAAATGTGTGCGTTGTTTAACTAAATTTGAAATTATCTGGTTTGACGATAAATCGTTCAAAGAATATATCTTATGCCAGAATTGTCGTTCTATGCTAAAATAAAAAAGGATACGGTATTGCACCGACTAAACAGGCGCATGTAGTCCGGAAATGGTTAGGCCGGCACCAAAAATACAGGAGTTGAAAGTCTCTGGCTTGAAATGTGGAAACGTAGTTTTTAAGCTACACAAACCACCACTAATACAGTCACAAATGTATCCGGCATAGTCTCTACTTGTTAGAGGCTTTTTGCTTTAGGGTATAGAATTAAATTGTACATTTTGATATAATATACAAATGGCAAGGAAACGGCAGTATACGCTAAATGAAAATTTCTTTGAAACTATCAATACTGCTGAAAAAGCTTACTGGCTTGGTTTTATTTTTGCAGATGGGTATATAACAAAAAGGAAACAAGGTCAGGATGTTCTAGGTATTAGATTAGGTGAGCTAGAACCATTGGAGTTATTCTCAAAAAGCATTGGTACAAATAAACCTGTTAGAATTTATATATCGCATAGCGGCTATAATGTAGATAAAGCATATTATTTACAGACTATAATATCCACAAAACTGGTCGCCGATTTAGAAAGATATGGCTGCATACAAAGAAAGTCATTGGTATTACAATTTCCAAAAATTAGCCAACGATTAGAGCCACATTTTATACGTGGTTATTTCGATGGCGATGGTAGCGTATTTATTCATAAGGTCAAAGACTGGCAAAGTTTAGGGGTATCTATCTGTGGTACTCAAGAATTTCTATTTAGTATTAAGGCTCATTTACCATTTCTAACTGACAAAGATAAGTGCATATACAAAGATAATCGACGAGCTACAAATACTTGGCAACTAAAGTTATTATCACAAAAACGCTGTAAAGCTTTCTACGAGTATCTCTATAGCGATGCCACTATTTACATGGATAGAAAAAAACAAATATTTGAAAACTTTAGGCCAATTTCAATACGTAAATATGATAGGCACGGAAGACCATTATAGGTCTTGCATTGCTCTGGTGCATACTTTATAATTGAGCATTGGTAAGTATTTATTTACCAGATATTTGAAATTGAATACTATTAAACGACTTGCCAGCATTTGATATACTGGTCTAGTTAACGAGTAGGTTTTTTATTTATAGAAACTTTGAACGTGCGTTAATTTTTTTCTTCTCATTGGCTTTATTCCAGCCATTCAATATTTCCCCACGCGCGAATAATGTTCCAAATACAAAACCTGTGACATCTTCAAAAGATGTGGCAATTATTTTACCAGTGCCACAAATTGCCAAGCCAAAGAAGCCGCCAAAACCAAAGTTTGACCCGAATAATCCGGCGACATGGCCACATTGTCCAAACTCCAAGGATATAATATGGGCGCAAGATGGCACTTGCCATTTACCAGCCCCACCGTCCACACCGGCACCAAAACTTACACCTGACCCAGCACCTGTAGCACCAAACTATCCGACTGGTTCGCATAAAGAACTCATGGCCGAAGCTGGTATAGCATCGTCAGATTATGGTTATGTCGAATGGACAATAAATGCTGAATCAGGTTGGAACCCAAATGAAGTTGAACCATCATCAGGAGCTTGTCATCTTGAGCAAACCGTACCATGCGGCAAAGATGGTTGTTCAGCCGCAGATGAAGTTTGCCAGTTACGCTGGGCAAATAAATATGTACTTGGCCGGTATGGTTCATGGGCTGCCGAGGTAGCTTTCCATAAAGCAAACAACTACTACTAAATGTAAAAGCGAGAAAAAGAGTTCTCCATATATATTTCGTTTTTTCGCTTTTATTTTGATAAAATAGTTATCCACAATTTTTAAGGAATTCTTAAAAGTTGAGCAAAAAAGACTTGAATTATATATCGAGGTGGTGTATACTAATAATATAAAGGTTAATCATTGAAAGGCGAAAAAGCAATGAAACCAGAAGCAGTCAAGAATAGAATGGACATAGCAGAAGTCAAAAAGCGGTACGACAATGGCGAAATTAACAGGGAACAAGCCCAGCGCGAAGCACAGCCAATTATCAACCGGATAAACGCTGGACGAGCCGAAATCGCCAAGAAATATGGCAAAAAAAGCTACCCGAAGGAAAGTTTTATAAACCTGATGCGAAACAGTTACTAAATATAGCAAGTTAATTTTTAAATAGTTATGGACGCAAATAAAGAACTCGGTTTACCTACTAGAGAAATGAAAAAAGTAGTTATTGCCTTTGATATAGACGGTACGCTTCGTAATAATACAAGTAAAACTATAGTTGCCAATGAAGATATACGCACATTGGTTAGAATTTTTCATAAGTTCAAGAATACTAAGATTTTAGTCTGGTCAGGTAGTGGCGAACTATATGCCCGCCAAGTTGCTAGAGAGTTACATATTAATCACTGGGTTGATAATTATGCCAGTAAAACTGATTGGCAGCTCTTAAATGTTGACATAGCTTTTGATGACATTCAAAGTACAGCAATAGGCAAGCTCAATTTAATTGTGCGAGAAAAGTAAAGATATGAAGCTTGTAAAACTTACAAAGGGTAAGGTCGCAATGGTTGATGATGCCGATTACGATTGGTTGAGTAAATGGAAATGGACATATGATGGCCGATATGCTCATAGAAAAGAGTGGCCTAGCAAAAGAAAAATATACTTACATAGATTATTACTTGGCGAGCCAATAGGATTAGAAGTTGACCATAAAGATTTGGATAAACTAAACTGTCAGCGCAATAATCTTAGAATTGGTAGACGGTCAAATAATGGTAGTAATAAACTTAAGCAATCGAATAATACTTCTGGTTATAAAGGTATTACCTGCCGCAAACAAGCAAATGGTATGAAATGGATAGCACAAATACAATACAATGGAAAAAATCACTACATAGGAATATTTGATGATAGTAAGAATGCAGCGAAGGCATATAATGAAAAAGCAGATGAACTTTTTGGTGAATTTGCAAGATTAAATGATGTGACCGACGTAGAAGCTATCGTAATGCGCGGAGTATCGCCAAATGAATAGAGTATTAGAATTTATCGCAGCCATTCTTATATGGGCTGTCACGTTGGCATTTCAAGCCTTTCTGGTGGCTCATGGCAAGCCGCCTAGCGGCTGGATAGGTTTGGGCGGTTTTCTGCTCGGTGGCAGCTGTATTGGTATCGAGTTGTTATGACAGACATGCTTGCATATATTCATGAGTCAAACTGTATAGAAGGCTATGATAGCAAAAAAGCAGATAAGCTTGGCATAGACGCCTGGGCATGGCTTATCAAGCAAAAGCAACTCAACAAAGGCGTAATTTGTAAGCTACAGAAACAACTGACGTTGTTTCAGGACGACTTGCAACCAAACTGGCGCGGCTATTACCGTGACATTAACGTCAGTGTCGGCGGTAGAGTTTGTCCTGCTTGGCATATAGTGCCGCATCTGATGGAAAATTGGCTCCTGGATTATGGCGACCCTAACAAAGAGTTTGACCCGCTCGTTGCTCATATAGCATTAGAACATTGTCATCCTTGGGCGGATGGAAATGGCAGGACTGGTCGTCTGATTTTATGGTGGCATCAAAGTAAGAAAGGTCAACCACTAACGATGTATAAAAATAGCGAAAAGTATGAAATATATTATCCACTCTTTCGTTAACGCTATTCCCTAATTTAGGTATAATCTTACTATGGGAAAATCTCTATTTAATCCTAGTCAAGATCAAGAAATCAAAAAATGTTACTTATCTGGCAAAACCGGCAAACAAATTGCTAACCAGTATGGATGCTATGAGCAGTCGGTTTTAACATCTCTTAAGCGTACAAAAACACCGCGCCGTACTAGTTGGGCTAGAGCATCAGGTGAAAAAAATGGTCACTGGAAAGGCGGCATACGATGGATAAAAGGCTATAAACATATATTACTGCCTGAACATCATTTAGCTAGAGCTGATGGTTATGTCGCGGAGCATAGGCTAATAGCCGAAATTTTCATAGGACGTAGATTAAAGCCCACTGAAGTTGTAAATCATAAAGATGCCAATACTAAAAATAATGACCCGAGCAACTTAGAAGTTTTTGTTTCAAATGGCGAGCATATAAAGATGCATAATAAATCTTGTTTTGTCAGAGATACTCTTGGTCGATGGGTACAACATAAACATAAGTGTGGATAAACTACTTGATTTATGTATCACGGTTGTGTATACTTATGGTATGGAAGTAATAAAAACACCAGATTGGTCAGCCTTAATTACAGAGGCAATCAAGGTGGAAGGCAGCCTAAGCAAAATATTTAACCGCTTTTATAACTACAGCTATGGCAATCAGTTACTATTATGGTCGCAAGATGTCGAAGAGCCGGTAGCTACGTGGTTACGTTGGAAACAACTCGGACGTACAGTTAAAAAGGGCAGCAAAGCAAAAATCATTGTCAAGCCCACGCCGGTCTATAAGACAAATGAAAAAGGCGAAAAGAAAGAAGAATTTATTATCTTCAAACCGCTCAAATGCGTGTTTACATTGTCAGATACGGAAGGCGAAGAACTTAAAAAGCATATTGAACTACCAGCCTGGAGCGTATTAGCGGCCTGCAGTGAGCTGATTATTGGCCAAGAAGAATTTAAACGCACCAATGGCAACGTGCAGGGATATGCCCACCACCATTCATTCGCGATAAATCCGATAGCGGAATACCCTATAGAAACTGCAATACACGAAATTGCCCATATTATACTTGGCCATACTGACAAAGAGATTATGGACTCAAAGGCTATAGAACGCGATATACGTGAGTTTCAAGCCGAAGCCGTGGCATATATCATTATGAACGAAACAGAAGCTATAGACGGCCAGGATTGGGATAAGAAAGGTGCTCGCGGCTACATACAGCATTGGCTGAATGGCAAGATGCCAAGTAACGAAGAAATCCGCCCCATTTTTCGGGCAGTTGATATTATTTTAAAGGCAGGGAGATACAGCAATGCCAAAGCAACTACACACACGGGTCAGTAAGGATGATTTTGACCTGATTAAAATGCTGCTCAAGCAGCACAAAAGCAGCAAGGTAATTGCCGAAATCACCGGCCGAGGCCAAGGTGTAATTACCATTTGTCGCATACCAGAAGTCATTACCTATGAAGACTATAAAAGGGAAATGGCAAAGCACGGCGAAAAGTATATGAAAAAATCTAGCGATGAGCAGAAAACATTACCAACGCCAAAGAGTGAAGATAGTGCCGAAAACATTAAACAAAAGCTCGATATACAACGCAATAATTCAGCCGACCACCTGATTAATAGCTTAAACCGTAATACTGCTGCTGTAGAAAAACTCAATGAGATTTTAGGTAGTAAAAAGGGCTGGAAACGTGCTAAAGATGCAATTAGTATATTCCAACGCGATGCTGATACCATGGGAGAAGATGATGGCTGACCAACGCGGTTGGTGGGAATTAACGCTTTCGCCGAACGACCTTGAGCTTAGCGAAGTCGACCAGGAGCACATTGGCGAACTAATTAAGGAAGGCTATACAAGCGGTGAAGTAGTGGAGGATGAAGATGAAAACAATGAAGAATGACGAACAGGTAAATAAAGCAGCACATTACATTGTATTGGTCGTGTCAGTCACATTATTTCTGGCAATTTTCATTGGCTGGCAAGTCGGCATAGGATTTTTGCTTGGTGCCATTATTACCACGGAGCTGATTATTCTACATAAAAAGGAAAAACAATGATAAAAATATTTGGACATAAGCTATTTGAGCAGCAGAAAGAAAGCAGATTATACGATTTTGCCCAGCATGGTATTTTAAAAGGTACTTCAACTACCATGGATTATGGTGACTATGTTCAGATAGCCGACCTGGATTATAGCGGCAGCGAGGTAAGTGGAATCACCAAAAAGAAAAAGCAGCCTTCCAAAAAGAAATTGCCGGAACTGACTCCCAAGGAAATCTACGAGTTAGGCACCTTGACTATCCCCAAAATGGCAATTAACTGCCGCCCAGACTACCTTGACGAACAGCTCATCGTACTAAAGCAAAAGATAGAGCTACTTATTCCCAAGAAACCAAGGGCTCAGAAAGTTAAGCTGCCAAAAGCGCTCGGCGGCCATATAGCCGATGCCTGGGAAGTCCGTGATAGTAGTGACATGACCGGCGTTTACAAATATGCCTATCAGGAAATGTGTTCGATGCTTATCAGGCTTGAAAATAGAAGGCAATATGAATCATTTAAAGATGGCTATAACGACTGGCCATATACCACCAGCGAGGCCATAGCAGCCGTTCTAAACGCGCATACCCATCTTAAGGCCGAGAATATCGCTACGCTTATTCCAGACTTACCAAAAGAGGCCGTGAAGGAAATTGCCAGGTATGAAAAGCTGACCGACAAGTTATGTGACCAGAAAACCAACTATTACTTAATAGTAGAGAAAGCCAAGACTACTGATGTAACAAGACGTCGTGACCCAATCTTACTGGCGCAGTCGCCATTCGGATTTTTCTGGCAAATTCTTGGCGCGTGGGATAAGGAAGTGAAGTTTTTGGAAGAACTATGAGCGGGATTAAAAAAATCATGAAACGCTTGATACTATTTTCACTGGTGACCATAGCTGCCAGCCTTGTTAGTTTATCAAATACCAATAAGCTTGCCCCTGTTACACTAACCAGCTCCAAGCCCGATATACAAATAAGTGATAATAAACCTACTAAACCCGTGACTCATCCTAGCAAGCCAGCTCCAACCCCAACATACAAGGCAAGTTCAGCGACTGTCACACCTGCTGTGCCAGCACCAAAGCCAGTGGTAAAGTCCACTATACCAGCAAAGCCGGTTACTAGCACATCACACAATACCAGCGGCACATGTGTCGGCAACACGGGCAATGATGTCTGCGAGTTTAACCCGAATGGTGCGCTTGACAAAGATGCGCCGGTGACCAGCACCAATAAGTGCTATGAGAATTGTACTGACCCAAACCGGCCACAATATGACTTGTGGGGAAATGAGTGGTCGGCCACTGGTACACTATTAAAAATAGGCAGTTGTGAACCAGACCCTATTAGCGGCAAGCCAAATCCATATTGCGAGGCTACCAATGGGTAAGCCAATTACCAAACTAACCGAGCAGGATATTGGCAAGACCATTTATTACATACCACTACATGCTATTGATGACCCTAAGCAATGGGAACGTGGTCGTATTAAGAGTTTTAAGAATCAAAGCAAGTTAGCTTTCGTTGTTTATGCTAATGGCAATAATGCCAAAATTGACCATTACGATAGGTATACTGCGGCAGCGACTGACTACGAAGATTTGACATGGAGCAAGCCATGATAAAGTTTCAAGCAAAAAGAAAGAATGGCATAACTGTTTTTGGCTTTGGTTTGAGCGACGGCAATATTGAACGGCTGAAACAAGGCAAACCAATATATTTTGCACTTGATGAGTTAGGGCTGGAAAGCCACGAAGTAATTATTTTATATGGTAAAACCGAGGAAGCCATAACCCAAGAGTTACGTAAAAATGGCATGTTACCACCGGAGATAAAGTCATGAGATTTGGGTTTTATCTATCACCAAAAGGCCTAAAGCCATATGCGAGTATTGGCAATGGCCGCTTGCGTGCCAGAGTGCGAAGTAACGGCAAGATTTATCCGTATTTCATAATCAGTAGTCTATTGGGTAAAAAGAAATGATATATTTATGGCGCAGATTAATGATTTTTCTCGGCTATCGCTGTCCTGACTGCTATGGCAGGATGCTGGAAGTTACCGGCTGGAATAAACTGCAGTGTCAAAAGTGTAATAGGACATTTAAAATATGATTAGTTTAACAGTAGATATGAAACCAGTTAACATAGGAAATTTCCAAATTTTCGTCAATGAACCCATTAAGTGGAATCGCAAAGACCCCGAACGCATGAAGCTCATGTTAAGCAAAATACGGGCAAAAGGCGGTGAACGCCGTCGCCACTATGAGTTTTATTGGAAATCCGGTTATTATCCAGAACCACAATGCACAGTCGAGAATAATATGCATAGCCCTAATCGCTACAAGAGTATCAATTACATCATGAGTACGGCCATGCGCCAGCTATTCCATGGTTCACTTAGTAGCCAGAAAGTCGATGGTGGCATATTTCTTGATGCCGGTTGTGGCGATAGCTGCGATGCTGACGTGGCATTGCTGCTTGGCTATGATAAAGCCTATGCGGTCGACCTTATTGAGCATAGCCAAGGCTGGCACAAATACAATTTCGATAGCGAGTTTATTTGTGCCGATTTATGCGAGAAGATACCACTAAAACGCAAAACCGTTGATGCGGTTAGCAGCTCGGCTGTCATTGGTCTTATGGATAGAAATGAACGACTACTATTCTATAAGCAAGTAAAGCATGTACTAAAACGTGGCGGCCTATTTTCGCTATATGGCATTTATCTGGTAAGTGGTCACGGATTAGTGCATATCAGCGAAGAAGCACAGGTGCTAGTACAACTTGGTTTTGAAATTGAGCGACGTTTTAATGAGTCGGCAGTATTTAGATTGAAAGGCTAAGCATGACTGACGAATGGGAATTTAAGCAATTGCAACAACTTGGCGCGAGATACTATGAGTCGGCATTACTACCAGAAGATATCCAACGCGGCGAAGTCGGTCAATGTTTCGATACCTGTATTATGCAAGCAATGGCCTGTTTTCCAAAGTATAAGTATGTAGAAGGCTATGCCAAGCCTTCTAGCAAAAAGCATTGGATATTGCACGCATGGCTAACTGACGGCGAACATGCGCTTGACCCAACCTGGCGGGCTACTGAAAAGGGTGCAGATATTATTATGCCAGCCACCTATTACGGCATTATTTTGGATATTCAATCAGTTTTTCGATTTATGATGGAAACCGGCTATCAAGGTGTTCTGGCTAATGCTGAACGTAATCCGAAGTTGGCTCGCCAAGCAATGGATATAGAACTACAGGAAATTAAAAATTTTGCAGATAAGGGGTTATATGCACGCACTTATTAAAAAATATCAAGGCCAAAAACTATCGACTGACGAGGCAGCCAAAGCTCACAACGCTATTGAAAAAGCTCGTAATGAGTTGGAAAATTTTGAACCCGAAACCGGCCATGATTTACTAGCTTTGAAATGGGGAACGCTAAAAAGGTGGGATTTTACCGAAAACCCCGAAGCAATAATTTTAATGGAAAAATACAACAATATCGGTTCTTCCATATCTGCTATGACACAGCGTGATACTGTCGAACAAAAGAAAATTATTTGTCAGCTTATAGACCTTTGCGATGGTGTAATTTATAGTGATTGGAGCGGGGAATACATGACAAAGCAACAAGCCAAAGATTACGTTATGGAATATGACAATGAATCTAAACTTTGAGCTATCAAAAAAACTTTACGAAACGTGCCCATTTATTAGAGCCAGACACTATTGGTGCAAGATAGACGGTAAGTGGGAGACTACTTGGCCGTTTGAACGGACACAAAATGGCTACAAGATAGCTACCGAATATATACCAGCACCATACGAAGACGAATTACTTGTACGTTTGAAAAGTATCACGATGTCAAGTTCAGATTATATAGAATTCAAAACTGATGAATGGAGTTTTCTTATTAAAAAGCTAATTGAGAAAGAAAGTAGCAAAAAATGAGCAGCTATAAAAAGGCAGACCACCGCTTAGTACAGCCACGGCCAGAGCATTATATTGAAATTACCAGAGAAGATGGCAAGACAGAACAACGTTTAGTTGGACCATACACGTTACAACAACGCGATGACTATTTCAAAACTATGATTAGTCTCCACCAAACCCGTCATCCCAAAATACCACATAAAATAGCTCGTCAAGCCGTCAACCATAAATGGCGGATGTTGGTATTTGCCACCATTGGCGACGAGTTTGTGCCGGTCAAAAATCCAAAGAAATCTAAAGATGCCATAAAGAAGTTCAAATGACAGAAGATAAAAAAGACTTGGTGCATGTTGTGCTAGAGTTTAACGAAAAGACGGCAGCTTTGGCAGAGACACTATGGTGGTCATACCAGCATGAGTATTGTCATAACTATACTAGCCTTGAGAAAGCCACCAACATGAACCGTAACGAACTAAAGACACTGCTTGAACCATTTAAGAAACTTGGGTTTATATACACAGCACACGGCCTTATGACCGAAGATGGTGAAGTAGCTGGCAGCGGTTTTCAAGTAAATGGTATAGAAGCCTATCAACTATTAGAGCTTGCTTTATATCGCTACAATTATAACGACCGTCCATTTGGGCAAGCCGAGGATTACGTGCCGGTTATCCTAAACGTAGCCGGTTATACATATCGCTTGGAGAAGAAGTTGAAACAATGAATAATGACCCAACCAAGATAGATATAAAGTTCGACCCGACCAGCAAGCGCATGGTCGGTATCGCCCGCCATGGTAACACCCCATTTGACGTGCCTTTCATAAGCCAGATAGGTTACAACCTGTGGCAAGGCGGCTGCGAGAACGGGCTAGTCTTACCAACTTTTATCAAGCACCTCGTTTCGCTCTATCCATGGGAACACTACACCATCAAACATGAACTTAGTTCGGCCATGTCGGTCACCATGTATGACAGCTTGGAACAGAATACCGAAGAAGTCGATGCCATTGCCACCTGGGTCAATGTTTGTCGTAAGACCGCGCCGGTTTTAGTCCACTGCCAAGCCGGGCTGAATCGTTCCAGCCTGGTGGCCGCACGAGCCTTGATGTTGAGCGGGAAAAGCGCCGACGAAGCCATAAAAATCCTGCGTGAAAAACGCTCGCCAGCTTGCTTGTGTAATCCCGCCTTTGAGCAATATTTACGAGACATAAAACAGGGAAAACTAGTTGACGCTGGTGCATAAATTTAATATAATAAGGGGGAGATAAATAATATGTTAAAACAGAGTATAACCAAAGAATTTAGTTTTAGTGCAGCTCATCATCTCGGCAATGGTTACGAGGGCAAGTGCAAGAACCAACATGGCCATAATTACAAATTGTTTGTCACCGTAAGCTTACGGCAAGATGTACAAGTCAGTAAGGTAGGTTTTGTAGAAGATTTCGGTCTTGTCAAAGCATTCTGGAAAGAGCTGGAACCAAAATACGACCATCAAGATTTGAATATAAGTCTCGGCATACAGACATCGGCCGAAAACATTAGCATGTTGCTTTTTAAAGAGTTTAGCGAGCGAATTAATAATGATAGAGTTGAAGTTACCCATATAAAACTATACGAAACCGATACCAGCTATGCCGAGGTTACTTATGAATCATAAAAATATTAGTCTGGCAAAGTCGCTTATTCGAATCCTAGCAGGTATCTCACTTGTCGGGGTTGTAACAACGTTACATCTAGCATGGCTGGTATGGGCTGGCATTTTGCTTATCGTGGCTGAAATACTTGGTATCTTCGAGGAACTCGTATGAGCGAAGTTGTCGACCTAACGCTTTCGCGTATGGAAAGCGGCTCGGAGCTACCACAGATATTCGATACTATCCAGGGCGAAGGTCGACACGCTGGCGAGCCTTCAACGTTCGTGCGCTTGAGCGGTTGCAACTTGACATGTTCGTGGTGCGATGTGCCAGAAACATGGCGGTTTGAGAATAGCGCTGCCGAAAGCGCACCACACGACGACAATCGCATATTCCGCCGTGCGGCCGAAGAAATGAGCCTGGATACCGACGCCGTAGCTGATATAGTGGTGGCCAAAGCCCCACGCCGGTTAATAGTGACTGGCGGCGAGCCGCTTCTCCAACAAGGCCGCATAGTCGACCTTATAGACAAAGTGTGGCAGCGTGACCCGTCGTTTGCCACTGAGATTGAAACCAACGGCACCATTGCCCCAAAACCTGAGCTGGCGGCCAGGGTTGGCCAATTTAACGTCAGCCCCAAGCTCGAAAATTCCGGCAACTACCCGAAGAAACGCGACAAACCGCGTGCCATGGAAGCCTTTGTCGCGTTGCCGCAAGCCGACTTTAAGTTTGTTATCTCAACCTACCATGACCTGGAAGAAGCGCTTAGCCTGGTGGACAAGTATGACATACCGCCACAGCGCGTCTTTCTGATGCCCGAAGGCCGCACGGCTGAAAAAATCCAGTCGGGTCAACGCCAATTAGTGGACTTTTGTATCGAGCACGGCTTTAATCTCTCCGGCAGGCTGCATATCGCGCTATTCGGAGACGTGAGAGGCACATAGAGTTTGTACTTATCTTTTTAGTAATATATAATAAATACATGGTAAAAAATAACCAAAGCAGCAAAAATGGTGCCAAAAAAACTGCAACTTGTCTAGTTTGCGACAAAAAGTTTGAGTATTACCCTAGTATGCAAAAAGGAATTTATTGTTCGGTTACTTGTCGCTATCAAGACCATAGCAATATTATTAAGAAATCATATACCCCTAAGCTGAGACAACTAAAAAGTGAGCTTGCTACCAGACAAATGCAAGACCAGAAACAAATAGAATTAAGACAAAAAAGCGGTAAATATCCAAAGACGGCCGAACAGATAGAAAAGATAAAAGAAAGCTTAACCAAAGATTCTTTTATTATCGCCAAAAAAATTATTATTAAAGAACGTGGTAAGTTTTGTCAAAGATGTGGAGAACCAGTTGATGGCTTTGACTTAATCGTGCATCATCTTGACGGTAGGAAATGGAATAATGATACTTCCAACCTAATTATTTTATGTCGTCCAGACCATTCAAAAATACATAATGAAGTCGGCAAAACAAGTGGTCACTTTGCTGGTTTAGCTACCGTTGAGAACTACATTGCGAAGATTCTTAAGTCTCTAGGCGTCAACCTTGATGAACCTGATTTTAAAGAAACTCCGCTGCGGGTTGCCAGAATGTATCAGGAGTTATTTGAAGGTAACAAGCCAAAAGCCAAGCAAGAAATAGAAGCAATTTTCAAGTCAAAATTCCCTTGTGACAATGATGAGATGATAGTATTCACAAATATAAAGGTCTATAGTTTATGCCCGCATCATTTATTGCCAGTTGACTATAGCATTGCGTTAGCATATATTCCTGACGGGTCAGTTATGGGGTTATCTAAGTTTACAAGGATAGCTGAACTACTCGGTCGTCAACCTATTCTCCAGGAACAGCTGACTGTTCATCTTGCAAACGCAATTTATAGTAACCTAGAACCAAAAGGAGTAGCAGTATCTATCAAGGGCAGGCACTATTGTATGGTTATGCGTGGGGTCAAACAAGATGGTCAAGAAGTCACTACAGCTCATTTACTCGGGGCATTTAAGGAGCAGCTGGCTACACGCCAGGAATGGATTTCATTTATTAATGGTAAAGCTTAAATATAATCTAAATAACTTAATATTTGCCGCGCTAATTGTCGGCATTATTCTATTTTTTGCACTTATTTTTGTCGGCGCTGCTACATCAATATTTACGTCATTCCAATAGACATGAAAACCCACGAACATTTTGCGACTACATACGAAGAAGCCGGTTTTGAGCAAGCGGTATTAACGACCTTGCCTGATATGTTTGTACTCGGCCAAGCCGTGCAAATCGAGACTTGGCAACGTTTATGTCGCAACCACCATAATACCGATGTGGCAGTCAGTAGGGCATCAGCCATTGCACCAGCGCTTGGCGAAGCCTGGCAACGACACATGGAACAAGATAGGTATACCCACAACTTTGCTTACGAACCATATCAGCATAAACGCGTGGAGCAGCCACCAGAAGACAGTGTCATGCTATTATCGGGCGGATTGGATAGCTTTGCCACTTGGCGGTTACTAGGCCAGCCAAAAGCCGTATACTTTGCCATAGGCCATAGAGCACAAGACAAAGAACTGGCAGCCGTTGGAAAAATACGTGAACGGTTTGACGGTGACATTACCATTGACCGTAGCCTACAACTTGGTCAGCATGAAATGGATAATGGCTATATTCCATATCGTAATCTATACTTTCTTATGGCTGCCAGCACGTATTCGCCTGATATTGTACTAAGCCAGATTGCCGAATGGGCACCTGATAAAAATCCCACCTTTTACCGTCACGCCAGCAAACTGCTCAAGTCTATTACCACCGGCAAATTTCAAGGGCTTGAACCACAAAAAGTCAAAGTGCATACGCCGTTTGGCAAGTGGACAAAAAGCCAGCTCATCCACAAATACGGTCAGGAGTTCGATGCCCAAGAGCTAACCGATTTCTCAACGTCATGTTATAGTGATTCCGAGATAGCTTGCGGTACTTGCAATGCCTGTGTCAGTCGTGCTATAGCCATGGAAAATAACGGTATTCACGAACCACATCTGGAAGAGCCAGACCCTAGCATATTGACCAGCAAGCTGGATATACGGGATTATCGTATTGGCCGTACCAAGATGCTACTAAAACGTTGGTTTGAGATGAGAGGTGCCATATGAGAGTCTTGCGAGTCATGGAACAGTGTACGCTGGATAATTTACATAATGTTGAATTAGTCAAGTTTAAAAATGGCCAGCCTTATTATGTTGGTGCAGATAGCTTGACCAATGCCGAGTTTTCAGAATGGGCAGCCACCAAATCAGAGCATAAATTACTATCCGACCACATATTGCAAGATAGGGTCGATTTATTTAACGAAATGATAGCCCAAGGTATTTACGTATTTAATGGCAAGCCGATTGAAATTGATGAGCAATGAAATTATTTTTTGCTGGCTCGGAAACCCCGCTATTCCATGATATTCTCAAACAACAAGGCGCTGATTACTGCTTAAAGTCCGCATGGTCATTGGGATATAAAAAGAATCCCCGACAGTCAGATTTTAAGCAAATGATTATTGATAGCGGCGGCTATACCGCTCGCGTCAAAGGTATTAATATACCTGTCCAGCAATATATAGACTATATAAATCGCTACAACGTAAAGCTGGCCTTTAATCTCGACACCAGCGACCCAACCCAAACGGAAAAAAATCTTAATCAGCTGCGAGCGCAAACCAAAGCCAAAATCATTGACATATACCACTACTCGGATTACTGCGATAGTTCGCTGCGCGATAAAGTACTACAACGGGCTATGTCAGATAACGATGCGCTCATGGCCGTGGGCGGTGTGGCCGGAGTAAACACCAATCGCGATGTCCTAACTAGCTTTTTGGACTATGTTTTTTCGCATACACGGGGCGATGTACGCGTTCACGGGCTTGGCATGACCAATGCGCCAATGCTGCAGCGTTACCCATACTATAGCGTGGATAGCACCGCCTGGTTAAGCCCGGGCAAGTATGGTAGTACCAAGCGGCTCAAAGACAAACGGGCAATTATTGTCAATGCTAAGGTAACGCCTTATGCTATCAGACTCGCCAAAGAAGCCCAACATTTTATAAAATTACAACACCAGGTAACAGACCTATGGCGCAAGAGAGGGGTTGATTGGTCATAACTACAGCAGTATAATAATAACCATACGACCTGGCATAACAAGAATATAAGAGTATATGGCAAATCTAGACTTCGAACCAGCTAAGATACTAAAGGTTGACATTAATAGTGTTAAACCTAATGAGTATAATCCGAAAAAAGCAGACACCAGTGAATACCACAAGATAGTTAAAAGTATTCAAACTAATGGTTTAAGAGGCATAATATTAGTGAGAGAATTAGAAAAAGATTCTTACGAAATTATTGATGGTGCCCAAAGATACACTGCGGCAAAAGAGCTAGGCTTTACAGAAATAAATATCTACAATGAAGGTAAGGTTGACGATAAACGCGCCCGTGAATTAACTATCTGGTACCAGCAGCAAGTACCATTCGATAGGGTCGAAGAAGCCTACCTGGTAAACAAATTGCTTATTGAGTACCCCGGCCAAGTGCTATTGCCTTACACGGAAACCGAACTGGAAGAGCTGCAGGAAATTGCGAACTTTGACTTTGATAACTATGATAGCAGCGGTAAAGTAGCCGGTGATGGTGTGACCATCGTATTTCACTTTGGCAAGGATGATGGCGATAGAGTCATGCAGCATTTATTGGCTATTGATGAGAGCAAAGAAACCGCATTGCTTGAGTTAATCAACGAGAATTAAGATGCGTGAGTTTAAATTTCGGGCTTGGGATAAAGACAGTAGAGAAATGCTTGCTTCACCTGATGCTACACCTTGGAATGTCTTGCGGTATGGCATTAAGTACAATTTCCATGTTATGCAATATACCGGCTACAAAGATAAATTTGGCAAACCAATATACGAAGGCGATATTGTATCATATAAGTCAGACCGACGAGCTATTTTCGAAGTCAAATATGGCTCAAAGTTTATTGGCACGATACAAGCCATTGGCTTCAATATTGACGAACCCACGGTAGATTACGAGGTGCTTGGCAATGTATATGAGAATCCCCGGCTTTTAGCCAAACATGAGTGTCTGAACTGTGGTCAACCAATGCAACCACAGTATGATAGTATTGCCAAAAAAGTAACCGGATATTTATGGAAGTGCGACTGTATGCCAGAGAATATAGTATTGAGTATAGGATAAAAAGATGGCCGAAAAACCACCAGTACATGACTGCCCGATTCAAGGTCCAGGCACCAAGCTTGTACGCACATTAAATATTAAGACGAATAAACGAGGCTGGACTTGCGTTTGGTGCCTAATGGCTGCCAAAATATCAGGCGAGCTTTCGAAAGAATAGTATGGCAAAAAAAATAGGTAGACCAACAATTTATAGCGAGGAAATCGTTGGGAAACTCGTTGCTATGCTTCAGCGTGATAGCTCAATCGAAGCAGCTTGTCGTTACGCTGTTATAGATATAACGACCTATTATGATTGGCTGAAAAAATATCCTGAGTTTTCCCAAAGAATGGAAGCAGCTAAAAACTTTCTAGCCCAAACCAGCCGTGATATAGTGGCCGAAGCCCTTGCATCAGGGAAAGATTTACCAACGGCCAAATGGTACTTGGAGAAAAAAGACCCAAACTTTACAAATAAAGCCAAGGTTGAAGTCGAGGGCGAGATTAAAACCAAAGAAGATGACGAGTTGCGTGAACTAGCCAATCTTATGAGAAAGAACCTTGAAAATGCCGACGACGAGCCAAGCGAGACAGCAGAATCGGGAAATAGCGAAGCAAATAGTTAGACGCTATTTTAGAGATGATAAAGGCTTACCGTTTGAATTAACAGACGGCCAGGCAGATATTTTTAATGTCATATTTATAAAAGACCACCAACGGGTGCAGGTTATTGCCAGCACACAGTATGGTAAAAGCTCAACGGTGGCGATGGCTTTAATCGTGCGTAGCCAAGCCTTTCATGAGCAGTTTGCTATTGTGACGGGGTCAGAACCAAAGTCGCAGATTATTATGGAAAAGGTGATACAGCACTCATTCGACCATGAACAATTCTATAGCCAGCTTGAGCTTGACCCGAACGAACCGCTAGATAAATTGCGTCGTACCAGAAATAAGCGACAGGTGACTTGGAAAGGCGGCGGCGGCATACGTACCTTTACAGCCGACTCTCGCAACCGCCAACGCGTGAAAGAGTCATTAACTGGCTTTGGTAGCCCAAATATTATAGAAGACGAGTCAGCGCTGATTCCAGATGACCTACAGAGCATGGTTATGCGTATGCTTGGTGGTCAGCAAGATAGCTTCTTGCTCAAAATTGGCAACCCATTTTATCGCAATCACTTCCACCGGACATGGAACAATGGCCGCTATTTCCGTATTTTTATCGACTATGTGCAGGCACTTAGAGAAAATCGCTATAGCGAAGCCTTTATCGAGGAAATGCGAAATGAAGCCTTTTTCGATATTCTCTATGCTTGCCAATTCCCCGAAGAAGATGAAGTTAATGAGCAGGGCTGGCGGAAGCTGGTTACGGATAGTGACCTTGAGAGAGCATACGAAGATGCCGAGCTACAAATACCGCGCCCCGTGGGTCGGCCGCGCTTAGGTGTTGACATCGCGGCCGGTGGAAGTAACTACACCACGTTTGTGCTGCGTTACGACAATTATATGCGCTTGCTAGAAAAGAACCGTGACCCTGATTTAATGGCACAAGTCGGCCGGATTGAAGGCTATATGAAAGAATACGAGATAACCAGCACAGACGTTACGGTTGACGATAGCGGCGTGGGTCATGGCGTGGGCAACCGTTTGGCCGAACGAAATATAGTAGTCAATACATTCAAAGGCGGAACTACAGCATACGAAAAAGACAGCTATGCTAACTTGCGCGCGGAAGCATACTGGTTACTTGGCCAGTGGGTAAAGGGCGGCGGCAAAATTGTTAAAACCGAAGAATTTTATCAGATTAGCTTAATTAACTATAAGCCGGATAGCGCCAGCCGAGTGAAAATTGAGCCAAAGGAAGAGCTTGGCAAACGTGGTATTGCTAGTCCTGACATAGCCGATGCCGCTTCAATGACATTTAGTAACACTGTAGCAGTAACGGCAAATGATGTGGTATTTATGTAGGACTTGATTTTTTTTATTCACTACCATATAATAAAAATATGGCTAACATATGTAAACCAGTCCGCGTGTGGAAGCACGATAATCCGATTAGCACGGGTGGTTTCTTAGCATAGTCAGAATTCTTAACATAGCAAAGGAAACCGCCTACACAAGGGCGGTTTTTTCGTATCGGTGACGCTTAGGAGCGTAGCAGCCTCCAAAACTGCGAGATGAGGTTCGAACCCTTACACCGGTGCCATATCAGGGTTTAGCTCATTTAGTAGAGCGCTGGGTTTGGGACTCAGAGGCGGCGGGAGCAAAGCCTGCAACCCTGACCAATATTGTACATTAAAAAGGTTCGTGCTATAATGACGACCAATGGAGAAGCGTTTTTGGCTTAAAGTCGATAAATCTAGCAATTGCTGGCTATGGATGGCCGCAAGACGTACTAAAAATGGCTATGGCTGTTTTAAAGTCGGCAAAAAAGTTATTGACACACATCGTGTTTCATGGATTATTTCTAACGGGGATATACCCAAAGGAATTGATGTATGCCATAAATGTGACAATAAGATATGCGTAAACCCTAGCCATTTATTTCTTGGTACACGCGCTGACAATATGCAAGATGCTTCTCGTAAAGGTAGGTTAGCTGGAAGAAGAAAACGACATTTAATCCATGGTACATATACAGGATATAAATATGGCTGTCGATGTAATGCTTGTAAGAGAGCTTCGGCAGATAGTCAGAATAAATATCGCTGGCGTACTGGGCGCAGAAAACGGGCTAGTAACTCAGAGGCAGAGAACCGCACTCTTAATGCGGCAGTCGAGATTTCGAAATTCTCCTAGCCCTCCAAGCACCCAGCCCAGGACAGGTGAAAAGGTGTTCTAAGCCTTGATGTTCGGTTCAAATCCGACTAGGTGTACCATGGCGAGTGGCCAAGCTGGTAAGGCTCCAAGCTCTGAACTTGGTAATTCGTTGGTTCGAATCCAACCTCGCCAACCAATCAGGAGTCGTCTAATAGGTAGGACTCGTGACTTTGACTCACGCAATCTTGGTTCGAATCCAAGCACCTGAACCATATGATATAATTAATAATGCGGGCGGCAGGTCGGTATCTCGAAGCTCTCATAAGGCTTCTTAAGCGAGTTCAACTCTCGTGTTCCCGCAACCAGAGAATCTTATATGTGAGTAAAAAAGGCCAGCGAAAATCTGGCCTTTTTTCTTTGCCATGAAAAAACCACTTGCTTCCTGCTACCAAGCCCCGGTCGATAAAAGCTCGTTTCAGTTCAACGCAAGTGGTTTTTTCAAAAGGCCACCCCATGACTCACCCTGCAACTAAGAGTAGTTGCACTTTTGATTATAAGCTATCTGGCACGCTGTGCAAGCTTAACAATCACTAAGACCAGAATAACTATGAGCAACAGATTTATTAAGCCGCCAACATTTGCCAATAAGCCGCCAACCCAAAGCAAGACTAGAATTAAAATTATAAATTCCAACATATTCTGATTATAACATGGCGGTGAGCGGAGTTCCCGACACTCACACCTTGCGGTGCCATTTGTTTAGCAAACAAAGCTGATTCCCAACCAGTTCACTCACCCTAATTTCCAGTTTTCAGATGGTACTTGGCGGAGGGTGGAGAGAACGATTCCCCACAGGTTTTACCCCATCACGGTTTTCAAAACCGATAAGCACGCCAGCCTTGCGACCCTCCATATTTTGGTACGCCGTACTGGATTCGAACCAGTAAACCTTGCGGCATCGGGTTTAAGCCGACTGCGTATACCTGTTCCGCCAACGACGCATAAATTGGTACCCCAGAGGGGAGTCGAACCCCTAAAACCTTGGTTCTAAGCCAAGTACGTATGCCAGTTCCGTCACCGGGGCTTGGTACTCATGACAGGATTCGAACCTGTAGTTGGAACGGGTTTGAGCCGTTTGCGTCTACCAGTTGCGCCACATGAGCATGGTTCGGGAGATAGGATTCGAACCTATTTAGCCACAAGGACAACAGTTTTACAGACTGCTGCGACTCGCCATCTTCGCCGCTCCCGATTATGGTTGCCTCGGTGGGTGCTGCCCCCACTACACTCGGTTCTTCGGGCCGATGCTCTACTGTTGAGCTACAAGGCATTAGGTATTAAAAAAACCTCTGGTTAAATTCCAGAGGTTTTATTCTCGTACCAAGTTAGCATATGGCTAATAGACCTCTGGAGTTTCCAAGAGATAAAACGAACTTGATAATACGTTTAGTTTAGCCATATTTTTATTATATAGCACGAGTGTAAAATTATCAATATTTTCTTGTTTTATATCTGTTACGAATTTATACTAATGATAAGAGCTTAATTATGAAAAATGTTCTTTTCAGCTTACCGGTCATAGCTATATGTGTTATTTTAACTGTAGTCATGTGTTGCTTGTATATAAATGATTCAATAAATCAAGCTATTAACCAGGCTCGATATAGCCATGCCTTACTTTTAAATTGAGGTACCATGAATAAACGCGTTGCAATTTCCAGATGGTATGGCATCTTCGTATTTATTATTTGTTTTCTCATAGCAATATTTTCTAATATTGGTATGGCCTTATTTACCGCTGCTATACTAATAGTAGGCTATTTATGCGCTAAAATTGAAAAAATATGGTAAGTATGCTATAATATAGATTATGAATTATCATAGGCGTACTCATATACCGAAAAACCCCTTAGGACAGATATATCAAGACATGCTTCAGCGTTGTTATAATACAAAGCATAAGAGATATAAAGATTATGGTGGTCGGGGTATTAAAGTTTGTGAAAGATGGCGAGAAAATAACGGCTTAGATAACTTTACAGAAGATATGGGTGAACGACCTAGTAACTATACCCTTGACCGAAAAAATAATAATGATAATTATACTTGTGGAAAGTGTAGTGAATGTAAAACACATAGTTGGCTTTTTAACTGCCGATGGGTAAGTCGAACAGTTCAACAAATTAATAGAAGAATCCAAAACAATAATAAATCTGGTACAAAAGGTGTGTACTGGGTTCAAAGCCAACGAAGATGGCGTGTTAGAATAGGACTAAACGGTAAACAAATAACACTTGGTTACTACATTGAAAAACAAGCTGCAATTAATGCTCGTAGGATTGCTGAAAAAAAATACTTTGCACCACTACTCAATAACTAGAGTATTTTGGTTATAAATAGCTTAAACTGGTATTATAAACTTTAGAACCAGGAAAGCATTGATGCCAAACTTTTTATCTAACGGTGTAAAAAATATCAGAACTAAACTTTTAAATGGTTTGGCAAACATTATTAGCGATGTCGGGCCATTGTCGTTTTTTAGTCAATGGTTTAATCCAAACAACTTGGTTGGTGAGCTTGAGCAACTCGAAAAGTACACGGGCATTACATATGCCTGCGTAAGTGCTATTGCCGAAGATGTAGCCCGTATTGAGTTTCAGTTGGCGACCAAGCAAGCCGATGACTCATTAGCACCATATACCAAGCAGCATCCGTTTTTGGAATTATTAAAACATCCGAATCCCACCCAAAGCTCGTATGAGTTCATTGAAATGACACAAACACATATCGAGCTGGCCGGTGAAGCCTTTTGGTACGTGCCAAAAGGTACTATTACTGCCAAGCCAAAAGAATTATGGATTATGCGGCCTGACTTGGTGCAGATTGTCTATAACCAGGAAACGGGCGAAGTTTCCGGCTATATCTACCATAAATGGAATGGCCGCGTGCAAGTGCCACTCGAACTTGACGAAGTCATTCACTTTAAGATGCCCAACCCGATTAATCCCTATCGTGGTATGGGTACGGTGCAAGCCGGTATTGTCTATATCCAAACCGAGGAATATACCTCGCGTTATAGCCGTAACTTCTTGGCTAATAATGCCACACCAGCCGGTATAGTAAATTTCAAAGGCACTATTCCTGAACCAGAATTCGAGAAAATTAAGCGCCAGTGGCGTCGTGAGTATGGTGATGTCCAAAATGCGGGCAAGACAGCCTTTCTTCGTAATGTGGATGCGAACTATACCAAGATTGGCAGCACGTTCTCTGATATTAACTTGAGCGAGCTAAAAACCATGACTCGTGATGACATTATGTTTATGTTCCGCGTTTCGAAGCCTATCCTTGGTATTACCGAAAACGTTAACTATGCCAGTGCCAAAACAGCAGAATATATTTTTGCCAAGCGGGTCATTGACCCAAAAATGAACCGGCTGGTCGACTTTATCCAAACCTTCTACAACCAGAAATACAAAGATAATCTGGCCGTTACCTACAAGTCGCCAATTCCACAAGATAACGACGAGAAAATTGCCTACTATAAGCAAGCTGTCGGCCCGACCATGCCATTTATGACACCAAACGAAGTACGTGCTTTGGAAGGCTTGCAGTCATTCGATGGCGGTGATACTTTGATGGTTCCGCTTAACTTGGTACCACTTGAAGTAAAAACCAATATGGAAACCACTGATACTACCGGTTTTGGCAATAGCGGAAGCGATGACCAGACTAACCAAGGCGGCGGTGGTTCACCCGATGATAATAGTGACGGTGGCAATGAAGCATCACAAAGTGGCGGCGAAACCAGTGTGGGCGATGCCGGTGGCGCAACAGCCGACGCAACACAATTGGCGATTACTAGTATTATTAAAAAGCATGTCAAGGTGAAGCCTGCTAAAAAAGCACAGACTGCCTATGGCGCTGAAATTCCAAAAGGCAGCATAGCTTGTGAATGCTGCGATTCAAAGGGCGAGCATTATGAAACCGGCTTCGAATGTTACCGTTGTGACGCTAGTGGCTACGTTAATAGTGAAGAAGCCAAAGAGCCGGTTCCTTGTGATGGCCGTGAAGATAGCCCGAATATATGGGTCGATGAAAAAGGTAGATATCGTCATGCCGAAGAAAAGAAATCAGCTAAAAAGAAGCTGATACTAAAATCTAAAAAAAAAGCTTACAAGCCGCTCCCACTAAGCGTGGCCGCAAAAGAAAACTATAGGCTTGGCATTGTCAAAATGGCACAGGCCTATCAACCGCAAGTCATTGACTTAATGAAAAATGCGGTTGGTGACCAACGTCTGAAAGTACATGGCCTGCTCGTAGCCACCAAGCCACGGCGCAAGGCTGCTAATGACCAGCAAGACCAGCCCGACCCCGATACCTTAGATTTTGGCGGTGATGGCTTTGTTGCACAAATGTCAACGAATATGATGCCATTGCTAATTGAACTTATGAAACAGTCTGGCCAATCAGCCACGAATATTGTTGATAGTTCAATTAAGTTCGAGTTAAGCCAATCAAGCATTGACCGCATTACCCAGCGCGTGGAAAAGGTTGCCAAAGATTTTAGTGAAGAAACGCAAGCCAAACTTATTTCTGTTATTAAAAGTGGCTATAACCAAGGGCTATCACTAAAAGACTTGTCAAAGGAAATTGATGACGTATTCGGCCAAGCAATGGGCTACCGTAGTGTTCGCATTGCCCGCACCGAAACCATGCATGAAGCCAACTCGGCAGCTGTTGATGCTTATATTCAGTCAGGTTTTGTAATTGCTAAGGAATACTACGCAGCAGGGCCAGACCCTTGCCAATTTTGTGAGGCTTTAAATGGTAGTATAGTTCCAAATAGCGACGCTTTCGTTAGCAAAGGCCAGTCAATAACTGGTGTTGATGGAGGCACATTATTAATTGACTACGAAGATATACAAGCTGCAGGGCTTCACCCGAACTGTATGTGTACTGTGCTACCCGTAATACAATAAGCTGCCATCCGGTGCAGTAAAAAGTCTATTGTCCCAGTTTGTAGTGTCTGTGGGTGATTGCTGTGATGGCAAAGCTACGGTAGAAGGAGTTAAATTTGCAAGTATCTTGCTTATACAATACTCTGGTGCTTTAAGAATTTCTTTATCGGTAAATCTAAGTACTTTCCACCCACACTTTTCTAAGTATCTTGTCTGACCTTTATCTTTTGCCGCGACTTTCGGTTTACTATGCCAGTAAATACCGTCGCAAAAGATAACAATGCCAAATCTATAAAGCACAAAGTCAGCTATCCATTTTTCGTACAAGGGTTCTTGTTCAATGTAAGTTATATTACAGATACTTAGTAATTCTGCCATCTTAACTTCAATGTTCGTGCGCTTGGTGGAATTTATATTAAAGCTATACACAGCAACCCGACGCATTAGTTCGACTTTACCTTTGTTGGCACAAGCTATACTGCAATATTTACTTCGACCAATCCTACTTGGTCGAACTTTGAAAGCTTTGCCGCATAATTCGCATACTATCTCTACTTGTTTATTGTTATGGGCAGTGGTACCTTGCATGCTTTTGTTATGGCAAGCCTTGCTACAAAATCTACCATTACCTCGTTTATAGTGACAGCGTGGCAACTCGCGACTCTTGCCACAAACTTCGCAGTATATGGTTACTCTTGTATTATTCGGGTGTCTTCGACCTCTAGGAAAAGCCATACCATTATTATAAATTCTTGGCATGAAAAACTAAATATTAAAAATGCTTGCAATGTAGTATTCTAGTAATGTATAGTATGGCTTAAGGAGAGAGAAACAGGGATGAAATCAACTATTGCCACCAAAGAGCATGGAAAAGTTAGGGGTATGTTTCGCATCCAAATCGAGGAAAATGGTGAAATTGTTGGCAATTCTGGCTGGCGCAAAAATCTTATCACCAACCTAGGTTTCAACCAGTATATTGTTAGTCGCCTTGGTACCGGCTTAACGGGTTCGCAAGTTTCCCACGCCGCGCTTGGAACTGGTGCTGCTCCTGCCGCTACAGATACCACACTTTCAGGCGAAGTCTCTACTAATGGTTCTGGTTCCGTAGTTCGTGCAGCTGTAACAGCAGCCACCAGTTCCAACTCTAAAGCTCTCGTTAACACTGCTACTTTCTCAAGTGCCAACAGCTTCCTTACGGCATCTGCAAACATTTCGAATATTGGTTTGTTTGGTGTTTCTGGTCCGACAACTGCATCCGGTACGCTATTTGCTGGTAATACCTATGCGTCGAGTACTTTGGCGACTAACCAAAATGTCAATGTGACATACCAGATAAATTTTTCGTAAAACTGTCAAGTTTATTGTTAAAGTATTTAAAGCGACAACCTGTTGCTTTTTGTTACTAAACAAAGCTATGTTCTCTTTGTCGGTTATATATTTAATTTTAGGTATTGATTAGTTGTTGGTAATTATATATACTTATTGTTATGGAAGAAGTTGATTCTACACGGGTAAGTATATATTCACCAATAGAGCAACTTAAAAATAAAGAATGGTTAAAACAAAAGTATGTAGACGAAAACATGACCGCTGCACAAATCGGTACTTTACTAAAATGTACAAAGTATCCAGTTTTAAGAGCTTTACGCAAACATGGACTTGGAGCTAGAAAACATACAAGTCGGTACCCACAACTAAATAATAAAGAATGGTTGCGTGAGCAATATGTTACCCAAGAAAAGTCAGTTAAACAAATAGCCCTAGATATTGACGCTACTGTTGGTAATGTACATTCAGCCTTAACGCACATGGGAATTAAAACCCGTAATCCAAAAGAAGCTCAGAAGATTAAGTATAGAGAAGGAAGGTTTGGTGAAAAAGCAGCCCATTGGAAAGGCGGTAGGGCAAAAGGCGGCAATGGACATATTTATATTCATACGCCAGCCCATCCTTATGCGAATAAACAAGGTTATGTAATGGAACATCGTCTAGTCAAAGAGAAAGAAATTGGTCGATACTTGGAACCACAAGAGATAGTTCACCATATTGATTTAAATAAGAAAAATAATGGCAGTGAGAATCTTCATTTATGTAAAGATACGAGCGACCATCTATATGTTCATGCCCAACTAGAAAAAGTAGCTACCCAACTTATACAAAATGGCATAATTAAATTTAAAGATGGCAAGTATTATATCGATGAGTCGCTTATAATAGTTAGTCTAAAACCAGTAGTGAATAGTTAAATATTAAGCTTGTGTAATATATCAAGCTATGCTAAACTCATACCAATGAAAACAACGCAAATTCCCGACAAGATACAAAAACTTATCAAGGAAAAGCAAGGTCTAAAAATCGACGTTGGTAGCGGAGCCTCAAAACAACCTGGCTTTTTTGGCATTGATATTCTGCCATTTGATACGGTTGACTTGGTATGGGATATTGAAAAAACCCCGTGGCCTCTGCCGGATGAGTGTGCGTTACAAGTTATTGCGTCGCATGTGCTTGAACATATTAATCCGCATAGCGGTGATAAACGCTTGCAAGGCTTGGTTGACCTGCTCATTATGAAAGGCACGATTACCAAAGATGAAGCCGACGAATACATGGGTTTGCCCGGCCCCGGCTTTATTAACGTAATGAATGAAATCTGGCGCATCCTCAAGCCAAACTGCAAATTCGCGTTTGTCGTGCCATATGCCGAGTCACCAGGCATGATGCAAGACCCAACGCATACGAATTTTGTCAATGAGGCCACCATGGATTACTTTGACCCGTTGCAACCATCAGGCCTATATCAGTTCTACCGGCCAAAGCCATGGAAGATTGAAGCGCAGTATGTTCAGATAAATGGCTTATTGGAAGTTGTTTTGGTAAAACGGCCGGAAGATGAAAGCTACAAGGGCATTAGTAAGCCAACGGATATTACCCGAGAGGAACAGTATGTCGAAGAAGTCAGAACCAAGTAAGCGTGTTCTTGTTACTGGTGCTGGTGGTTTCATGGGCAGCCATGTATTGCGCCATATCCTGACGAGCACGGATTGGGAAGTCGTTATTATTGATAGTTTCCGGCACAAGGGAAAAATTGACAGAATTACCCAACAGCTTGACGGACAGGACAAAAACCGAGTTACCACCATTGTGCATGATTTGGCCGTACCAATTAGTGAACAAATGGATTATAAGATTGGCGAAGTTGACTACGTATTGAACATCGCGTCAGAATCCCACGTAGACCGCAGTATAGATTACCCACGCGCGTTTATTGAGAATAACGTACATCTAATGCTGACCATGCTTGAATGGCTTAAAAAACGCAATACGACCTACGAGTATGGCGCTACAGAGAATATAAAAAAGTTTATCCATATCTCAACCGACGAAGTCTTTGGCCCCGCATACGGCAACCATCGTCACAAGGAAGGCGAGCCGCACCAACCGAGCAACCCGTATTCTGCCAGCAAGGCTTGCCAGGAAGATATTTGCTTTTCATATTGGCGTACTTATGGATTACCCATTATTATCACTAATACAATGAATTTGTTTGGAGAACTCCAAGACGTAGAGAAGTTTATCCCAATGACCATTAAGAAAGTTATCGCTGGCGAAGCAGTTTCTATCCATGCGTCAGCCGATAATATAATCGGCACACGCTATTACCTACACGCCCGCAACCAGGCTGACGCGCTGTTATTTATCTTACAGAATATTGAGCCAACACTTTACGGTGAAGCTACCACTTTAACTCGTTATAACGTTGTTGGCGAACGCGAGGTCAGCAACTTAGAGCTTGCACAGCTGGTTTCAAAGTTTGTTGGCAAGCCACTAAAGTATAAGCTAGTTGATTTCCACAGCTCCCGACCAGGGCATGACCTTCGCTATGCGCTCGATGGTACCAAGCTGGCTAAGGAAGGTTGGCAGCAGCCACTTAGTTTTGAAGATAGTCTTGAAAAAACGGTAAAGTGGACAATGGCTCACAAGGAATGGTTACTGTAATGCCATTTGTAAAAGGACATAACCCATCAGCCGAAACCAGAGCTAAGATAAGTGCTGCCGGTATTGGTCGAACTCCATGGAATAAAGGCAAAAAAATGTCAGAAGAATATTGTGAGAAGAATAGACTAGGTCATATCGGTAAAAGATTGCCGGAAGAAGCAAAACAAAAATTAAGCAAGAGATTTAGTGGTAGCGGAAGTGTAACATGGAAAGGCGATAAAGTTAGCTATTCTGGTATTCATAAGTGGATAAATAAAATGCTAGGCAAGCCTGACAAATGCGAACATTGCGGTAAAAGCGGGCTTAAAGGCCACCAGATTCATTGGGCAAATATTAGTGGAAAATATCTTCGTGATGCTACAGATTGGAAAAGATTATGCGCCAGATGCCATGTTATATATGACAATATAGGTAACAGAGCTTGGGTCACTCGAAGGAGAAAATATGGCAGTAGCTAAGAAAACGAAAGTGCCTGAATATACAAGTAAGATAGTCGATTCAGGGGTGACTAGCTATAGTAACAGATTACTCGTTGGCACACCGACTACGGGGCCAGTTCGAATGGAGTGGTGCAGTGCGCGGTACGGGCAGGCCATTCCAGCCAACTGGTCAAAGGTCGACATGATACAGTACATGTCATCATTCATACCCATGCGCTATAGCGTGGCCGACGCACAGAACCTGATCGTCAACGAAGCCGTTACTAAAGGCTACGAATGGCTACTGCTCATAGAAGATGATACCATCCCGCCGCCCGATGGCTTTATTCGATTTAATGAATATATGCGCTCGGGTAAGTATCCGGTAATTTCAGGCTTATATTTCACCCGTTCAGAACCGGCAGAGCCAATGGTTTACCGTGGTCGTGGCAACTCTTACTATACCGACTGGAAACTAGGCGATATTGTAATGTGCGATGGTGTACCGACCGGCATGCTATTGTTAAGTGTTAAGCTACTAAAGGCCGTTTGGAATGATAGCCCTGAATATATTTGTGGTGGCAATACCATACGTCGTGTATTTGAAACGCCGGTAAAGTCGTGGTTTAATGAAGAAAAAGGCTCACAGGAAGCGCTTGTCGGTACATCTGACCTCGATTTTTGTAAGCGCGTGATTGCTGGCAGTTATCTTGTCAAGGCGGGCTGGCCTAAACTTGCAAACGAGAAGTATCCGTTTGCGATAGATTCTAATATTAGTTGTATGCACATTGATAGAGTAAGTGGCCTTCAATTCCCTATAGGCGGCGTGCAAGCATGGTGTGAACAAAATGGAAATATCTAGTAAGGAATATTAATGGTAGGTTACCACTACACAAGTTATAAAAACTGGCTTAGTATTCAAGAAACAGGCCTCAAAATTTATCCAATAAATCATCCGGCACTTGAGTCATATTTTGAAAAGCAAGTATTTGGAATATGGACATGGGCAACACGCCCAACCGGCAAGTCAGAACTTGGGAGTATTATTTTTCAAACTTCGGTGAAACAAAGTACTAAGATTATATTGCTTGAATTCGACTATAATGAGAAAGATATTCTGCGTAACCCCGATAATATCACAGGCAAAGTAAACTTATACCATGATGGTGTTATAGGAAGTTGGTATTATCATAAGGATGAATTGGCATATATCGTGACTACTAATATTGCGCCAGAAAATATTAGATTAGTTAAGGAATTTAATTTAATGGATTTAGTAGCATAAAATGGACTTTCAAATAACATTGCCAGATAGAATCGAAACTCGCGAACAGTTTGAGTATGTCATGGACTTATTGCGCCAAGAACTCGCATACTGGAATAATCTTACTCCTGATAAATCGCTAACCATAACTTTCCAAAAAGTGCCAAATAAAACTGATACACTAGGCGTAGCAGTCGATGACTATACTAAGGTCACTGCTATTGTGAAATGAGTGAATTAGAAATAAAAGTCCGTGATAAAGTCAAAGCTAGCGACAACTTAAGTGTTTATAAACGCTGGTTTAATGGCATAAAGCACTTTTTTACGGTTAAAATACTACCTCCCTAAAAGTAATTTTGCTTTTCCATACTTGTATGGTAGATAGAAAAGTATGGGCAATCTATGGGGCTATGGCTCGATCACTAATCCACCATCAGATACAGACTTAGTACCAGTTTTTCATGGTAGTCAAACAAAAGATACGCCAATCAGTGGTTTACTAAAGAATCGTACTGTTACTGCTACAATAGGATTTTCTAATGCTGACTATATTTGCGATGGCGTGGCAGATGATGTCGAGATCCAAACTGCACTTAATGCTGTCAATACTGCTGGGGGTGGTCGCGTTCATATTCGTGCACATAGTACCGCTTATGATATATCGGCGGTACTCAAAATACCCTCGAATGTCTGGCTATCCGGCGAGGGATGGGGAACAGTTTTAAAAGCCCATAGCAATACGGTTGAGGTGCTAAATAACAGTGACTTTACCAATATCTCCGGCGGCAATACAAATATTATCGTTTCTGACTTACAGATTAATGGCAACAATACCACAGGCACGGTCACTAGCACAGATGGCGCTTTCACTTTCGACTATACCAGTAACGTCAAAATTAGCGGTGTATGTGTGGTTGACTCGGGTAAAGAAGGTATCAAAGTCCGGCATACCAGTAATGCTACGATTAGCCAATGTAATATCAACACGACGCCACCCGGCGCGGCAGGTATCACTGCGGCGACTGGTAGCAGCAACATCACAGTTATGAATAATGTGGCCGTGGATGCGGGCGGTGAGGCATTTGGTGGCTTTCTGTGTACTGACCTTACTCTCGTCGGTAACACTAGTCAAATTATAAATGGCGGCCGTGGTCATATCTTACTCGAAGGTACGGGCAGCTCAATAAATGATTGCGTGGTTAGCGGTAATAAACTAGAGACTGACTACTATGGTATTAACGTCATCAACGGTATTGGTATCTCTATTACGGGTAACGAAATTAGGCATTTTAATCCATCTAGCACTAATGCCTTCGATGGCATTAATATAAGTGGTACCTCAAAGTATCTAACTATTAATAGCAATACTATCCACGATATCGCCCAAAACGGTATTAATATCAATGGTACAACGCGACGTCTAACAATATTAGGTAATACTATTATTAACCCTTCATCCGTTACGTCGAATACCTATGACGGTATTGTTTTATCTGCGGGCGGTGGTGCCATACGAGATATCAATATGATTTCAAACATTGTCGTTGACGATCGGATAACAACACTCATGCGAAATGGTATCAACCTAGTGGCCGGTGTACAGCAAATCGTAAACCCATCAATAGCAGATAATACGATTGTTGGTTACTTATCGGCGGGCTACGCAAGTTCAGGTACTATTATTTCAGAAACCATTCGTAATAATACTGGTATTAACCCTGATACCTTGTTTGTTAAAGGTAACATTACGGGCGCAACCACCTTTACTAGGGTCAACGGCCAGCATATAGTTGCGACGTTGACCGGCAATGTTACGACTACCATTACAAACGGTGCCGTTAAGGGCGACCGCCTTACACTTGAGCTAACGCAAGATGGTACCGGTTCACGTACAATCAGCAAGCCTTCTAATGCCAGGCTGGTTGGTGGTGCATTCTCGCCAACCGTTGCAGCTAACGCAACCGATATTTGGATGTTGGAATGGGATGGAACAAATTGGGTTGAAGTCTCTAGGAGTCTTAATATCAGTTAGGGATAAATATGGCCGATCTCAATATAAATAAATCTGACAATATTATCTTACAAGAAGATGTAGGACAAAATCTTGTAGTTAATGGTGGATTTGAGTCAGTTCCATCATTTACGGCTGCTACAACAATATCAAATGTATGGATTAATGGTACTGCCAGTGGCTCAGCTACAGATGATACATGGCGCTGGGCAGCTGAAACAACAGGTGCAGCAGGTTCTCGTTCCTGTCAATTTGATTCCAGCACTTTTAATAGTGGTTCAAACTCTATGAAATTATCAACTCTTGCAACCAGTTCAGCTATTAACGTATCTATCTTCCCTAGTTCTAATACTACTAATACGCCGCATTATGGTATACCAGTATATCCTGGCACGACATATATATTATCATTTTATCTAAAAACTAACTATACAAGCGGTGATTCCAATGATGGAGCATTTGTTTCTCTTATTACCAGAAAACCTGATAATACAAGTGGAACCACACAAGTTTCAACCAAAGTCAAAATAACTGCCGACTGGACACAATATACTATTAGCACTACACCGAGCGCAGGTTTTACTTTACTGCAGATTCGGTTAGGGATTATCGGAAATACAGGTACAGCTACGCTTATTATGGATGCATGGTTTGATGACCTCACTTTATATGCTATGACTCCAAATGGTAATGTAGCTATTCCAGTAGGCGTAGTAGTAGCTCCTGGCATCCAAAATATCAACGGCCCAAAGATATGGAGCTAATATCATGGCTCCATATACTATAAAACTTATAAACCATAAGGAGTAGCTTCTTATGGCTTTTTCACTTATTCAGACAGCCAAGAACGGTGCCAATGCCAACTCGTCAACACTGGTACTAACTTTTGGTGCCAATGTAACGGCTGGCAACGCGGTCATCATAGGTATTAATATGAATACGCCTATAACGCTTAGTTCAGTAAGCGATGGGGCAGGAAATACATATACGGCTGTTCCTAATGTCAATGGTACGGGTACAGGACAAAACCTATATCTATTCTATAGCTCTAATATCACAGGCGGTTTTAATACAGTCACATTGCATATAAGCTCAACTGGCTGGCAGGTCGAAGCGATTGCACGCGAATATTCTGGGATTTCACCCAGTAGTCCAATCGTTGACCAGTCAAAGACAGGCACTATTTCAGCACTGACAAGTTGGTCAAGCGGTAATATGTCAACTACGACAAATGCTAATGATTTACTGGTAGCTATTGCTGCCAATGCTAACTCTGCGGCTAGTTCATTCTCAGCAGGTTCAGGTTATGGAAATCTGGTACTACAAAATGCTGAGAGCAGTTTTGATATCGCAATGGAAGACCAAGTCGTTAATACAACGGGTGCGTATGCGGGAACATTTACGGCTAATAATCTGGGTACAGGCGCGGTAGGCGTAGTTGCGTTTGTTGGGGGATACATTATTAATGTATCTGACTCAATAACCACAAGCGATGTGGTGGCTCAATACTACTCTGACCAAGTATTTACGATAGATACTCCCCATTTGACGGTTGTAAGCAATGTCAATAAATCTGATTCGATAACAACCAGCGAAACTGTCAATGTAAGTGTAGCGTTGTCTATTAACGTGAGCGACTCAATAACCACCAGCGAGTCAATAGCTACTCTTGAAGCCAGCACAATTTCCGTGAGCGACTCAATAACCACCAGCGAAACGCTTAAGGAGTTAGTCACCAGCTTTATTAATCCAATTTCGAATGTCTATACGTTGACTGCCAACTATGACCAAAGTCATCAAAATGGCACCGATGCCGTTGACTTTAGTGTAAGCCCGGGGTTGGGCGAAACATTTACTGCCACCGGCGGTATGCTTGGCAAAGTTACGTACGAATTAAAGGGTAGTGGCGCAAACTCCGGTAACATGGTTGCCAAACTATATAGTTCGCCAAACGGTACGCTATTAGCCACGTCAAACAACTTTGATACATCAATACTAACAACGTCGTTCCAGCTTATCGACTTTATATTTAGTGGTGCAAATCAGGTGAGTCTAGCGAATGGTACGTCATATTTTGTGACCATAGAACCAAATGGTACGGGTTCCGGCACGGTGAACGTTGGCGTAGATTTCAGTGGTGGATATGCCGGTGGGGCTGGCTATTTCAAAGGTGGCACATGGGGAGCACTTTCCGACGACTTGATTTTCTATATTTATACAATTAGCCAAGTCAATGGCGAAATGGTGCAAACTTCTGAAATAGTATCGCTATTCTATACTTTATATCTTTTGAGCATTAGCGATAGCACTACTGCCAGCGAAGCGCTTACCATAGCGATTACTGATTTCGTCAGTGTCAGTGATACTGTTTCAACCGGCGAAAGCATTAGTTTGCAAGAAGCGACCGGCATAGCGGTAAGCGATAGCATTACCATAAGCGAAACAATTCCAAATCCAAATATTTCATACTCGATTAGCGTTTCAGATTCCACTACTGCCAGCGAAAGCGTTTCTACGCAAGTAGCATTTGCCATATCGGTAAGCGACGGCGCTACCACAAGCGAAAGTGTACCAAAACCAGTTGTTTCCTACTCGATTAGCATTAGCGATAGCATTACTACAAGCGAAGCTATTAGTTTTTTCACCAACCCTTTGAACCTATTTATTTCTGACTCGGTGACGTTAAGTGAGATAGTGCTATTTATAGCGCCCATTGTTATAGTCGAAACCGTTACTACGCAAGATTTTGTCGGCCAGTATTACACTGATGAAGTAGATAGCATAGATATAGCCTATGTGTCGATTACCAGCTTTATTTCGGTTTCTGAAAACGTCAGCACATCGGAGACGCTACATGTTGCTCAAGCCTATGCCATTACCATTTCGGACAATGTGGCAACTAGCGAAACGCTTAAGCTTGATTTTCCACTGCTTATTTCATTGACTGATGGTCGGTTGACAGATGAAGCTGGTAATTTCCTAACAGATGAAAACGGGGATATTCTTACCGACGGCTCAAACTTTGAACTTTTGTCTACCAGCGAGTCAGTTTCAGTATTAAGCATCAGCAATGTAAACGTTAGTGAGAGTGTGAGCCATACCGAAACAGTGGCAACACAAAGTACTATATCTATTTTGGTTAGCGACAACGTTACGGTAAGTGAGTCTGTCAGCTTTGCTGTCATAAATAGGGTTAGTGTTGTAGAAACTAGCACGACTAGCGAAACGGTTAATGTGGCGCAGGCCGACCAGATTTCAGTTTCTGATAGCAGCACAACCAGCGAGAGTGTCGGGCTACTATACTCAATTAATATTTCTACAAGCAATAGTGTGACCGTAAGTGAGCAAATAATATTGCTTAACTTTGAATTTATCAGTGTCACCGACAATATTGCTACATCAGATACGCCAACGTTGCTCATTCCAACGTTATTTATCTCGGTCAGCGATATGGCACTTGCCGACGAAGCGGTATTAGTAAATACCGGCGGCGGTATAGTGACATTTGATAATATTGGAACATCTGAAACACTTGCCTTGCATACCTCTGTGCCAGATAGCGTATTCAGTGATAGCATAACGGTCAGCGAAACGATTAAGCTGACTATTTCCAGCTTCGTGAATAAGTCTGAAAGCGCTATTGCAACCGAAGCAGTGGCGGTCTACTCTGACGAAAATATAACGGTCAGCGAGACTATCGGAGCAAATGACGTAGTCAACATGCTGGTGCCAACATTACTGGTGGCAGTAAGTGATAGTACACTTGTCAGCGAGTCAACTGGCCTTGAAGTCGACAGCTTTATATTAGTTCAGGAAAACAGCAGTGTTACTGAATCTAGTGGCGTAATATTTGGCAGTAAAATTATTATCAGTGAAGCCGCTATAATCAGTGAAAACGTAACGCTGCAAATAATCACCAGTCTATCATTTGCAGATAGCATAGCAACGAGTGAAATAGTTTCCGTGAAAGCACCGCTATTGGTCAGCAAATCGGAAAATATTACCACCATAGAAAATTTGAACGTATTTATACCAGAGTTATTTGTCACTGTTTTCGATAACGTAGCCATAAGTGACAGCCTAATAGTAGGCCAAGTAATTTTCTTCTATATCGAAGATGACGTGGTGACGAGCGATAATGTTAATGTGGCACCACAGTTGGTAGCCGCACCGCTTGATATAACTCTGTATTTCCAGGCGCAAAACGTGCCAGTAACTTTACAGGAGCAAACATTGCTAGTTTACTTCAAGAAAAGTAATATATAAGGGAAAGGTGGAACATGCAACCAATTATCCAGATTGTCGCCGGTGATAGCGCTCCTGATATAACATTCACTTGTTTGCGTACCGATGGCAGTATCGTTAATCTGACTAGCGCGACCGTTAAATTTCTGATACGTGATTTAAAAACCGGCCAGAATACCAATGATACTTCCAACTCTTGTACCATCAGCGAGCCGGTGGCAGGCCAGTGTATCTATCGTTGGACAGCCGGTGGTGCTGATTGCCCTGAACCCGGCGTATACCGTGGTATACTACAGATTAATTACGCGAGCAACGAACGTGAATCATCGACACTGCGTATAGAAGCATTAGCCAACAATAATGACCAATCATAGTATCTATTGCCCAAAATGTCATGTACTATTGCTCAAAGCGAGCGTTTGCGTTGGTGAAGTCAAATGCCATAAATGCAAAGAACTGGTGCAAGTCAACTTCATAACGCAGTCAGGTCTAAAAAACTTGACAAAAGAAACAGAGTTTGCCACTATACAAGCATAGTCCGTTGAGGTCAGCAGAGCCCGGACGTGCAAATATAGTTATTTTGCATGCCTGGGATTTTTAATAAGGAAAAATATGAAAGTAACGAACGCTAAGCGGCTTTACCTAGACGGAAACTTTACAAAAGTAAAAGACTTAGGCGATGGTACGTTTGAAGGTATCGTGGCCACCAGTGACCTTGACCGTCAAGGTGAGAAAATCCAGGTTAGCGGCTTGGATACACACGCCTTTATTACCACCAACCCGATTGTCCTTTTCGGCCACGATTACGAGCACTCGGAAAATATTATTGGCAAAGCTATTAGTCTGACTAAAACAAAAACTGGTGAGCTATTATCCAGATTTAAACTATTTACTGATTTTAATCCGCAAGCATCTTTTGTAAGTAAGGTTATTAAAGAAGGTGTTTGTGCGCTTTCGATTGGCTTTGTTCCCGAGGAAATTGATGGTGATACGTATACTAAAAGTGAGATGGCAGAATTTAGTGTGGTACCTGTTCCGGCGAATGCTTTAGCAGCTATTACGACCCGTGGTCTGAATCTGACGCAAAAAGAAGCCAAGTATATCCATGTGGTTTTCAAGGGTGCTATTTCAAGCGACTTGCCAGTCGCTGATGAAGGTACTGCTTGGGATAAGGGCAAGGCCATTAGTTCTGTTAAGGAATGGGCAAGCGATAGCGATGGTAATATTGACTTTAGCAAGTATCGCAAAGCCTTCTTTTGGGTTGACCCTGAAAATGCCGACAAACAAGGCGGATATAAGTTACCATTTGCTCAAGTTATGGACGGCAGCTTGAAAGCCGTTTGGAATGGTGTCAGCGCGGCTATGGGTGCGGTAAATGGCGCTCGTGGTGGCGTGAATATTCCAGAAAGTGATAAATCGGCCGTATATGCTCAAATTAAAAAATATTATAAGAAATTTGACAAAGATGTGCCTGATATGAAAGCTATTACCGACGAAATTGTTGATAAAGGCGCGGTGGCTGATGAGATAGCCGAGGAACAGGAGCTTGACGAAAAGTACCAAAACCTTGATGGTGTCATGGATATTTGGTGGGCATTTGTTGACGTATACTGCTCGCCTGATACACCGGCCGAAAATTTTAACGATTTACTCAAGGAAACTGCTGGTCTGCTCGGGCAAGTCGCTGATGGCAGCTATACCCCACCTGATGACGACGATACACCCGAAGACGATGAAACCGTTTACTCTAGCCAGTCGCTTAAAAAGGGAGTTACTACAGAGCGTCGCAAAGAACTATTAGTAGCCATTACCAAGGACGACAGCATGGAACCTGACCCGCTGCAGCCACAGCCTGAACAACCCGCTCCGGCCGGTGGCAATAATCCACAAAATCCGCCAACACCATCGCCTTCCAATACTGTTGTTACTGGTAATAATAACGATGCGAACGTACAGCCTGGCAAAGCCTTGGTTGGCAAGGACGATGACAATAACAATGAAAATCTGTGGCTGAACGTGCTGCAAGCCATTTCACAAGTAGATAAAATTGTTGACCAGTTACAAGTAGACATGTCACAAGCGCTTGGCGTACCAAATCCTGATGAAGACCACCAAGATGATGAGCAAAGCGGTAACCGCAACGGTGCTGGCGATATGGGCATGGGTGATGGTGGCGACATGGGCGAGCACGCCATGTCAACCGGCGGCAATGATAACCCACAAGCGTCCAATACCGTTCGTTCACTTGACGATTTAAAAAAACTTGACATCAGCAAACTTTCTGACGATAATCTAAAACAATTAGCCGCTACCTTTACGAAGATAGCTGTGGCGTTGGAGTCCAAGGTGAACTCCCTCGATACCACAAACGCTGATACTCACGCGGAAGTGCGAAAGCGCAGAGTAGTCTTGGCACAAGCCAAGAAGACGGCTCAAGCCGGTGACAGAGTAGTCGAGCTGGTACTCAATGAGCTAAAGGCGCTTCACTAAGATAATTCGCCGCTATCTTTAATTAAATTAGGTATTTTCGCATGAGTAAGCAAACAACAACTGCTGACGACGTCAAAGACAAGAAAGATGACGTTATCGAGGTTGATGATGCCGTAGCTAAAGCTATTGCTGCCGAGTTGGCACCGGCTCTAAAAACCATGGTTGACGAAGCTGTAAAAGGCAGCGTTGACGAAATGGTTGAAAAGAAGCTGGAAAGTATCGAGGGCGTAGTTCGCAAGGATGCTACAAACCCGGGCGCGACCGACAAAGATGTGAAACCTGTAGTAACCGTAAAGTCTAAACTTGAGTCTCTTGGTAAGGAACGTTTCTTCTTCGAGCAGGTGAAGGCCATCTATACAGATGACCGCAAAGCCTTGAGCGATTTGAACGCCGAAGCCATTGATACGCAAGTTAAGGCCGGATACTTGGGTGAAGCTACTGGTACTTCTGCAGATGGTGCGTACCTTGTTCCACCAGCCGACTTCTTGGCCGATGTTATTCGCCTTGAAGAGCAATTTGGTGTTGTGCGTCAGTTCGCACGGCTTTATGAGACAAACAGCAACGCTGTTACACTCAACAAAAAGACTGGTTCGGTTTCAATGTACGAAATCGCGGAAGGTGCTGCAAAGAGCGGTACTAAGATGCAGTTTGGGCAAACGCTCATTCCGCTTCGTAAGTTCGCTGCCATTGCCGCGCTTTCTGACGAACTTGTGCAGGACAGCCCCGTTAATGTTTACAATGAATTGACCATTGACTATGCTCGTGAAAATGCTCGTTGGCAGGACTATCTAGGATTTCTTGACCCAACCACAGGTCTATTCCACCAATCTGGAGTATTCACTGTGCCGGTTGGCTCCAGTGTTACTAGCCTGACCTTCGATCATTTGAACCAAGCCATTTACAACATCCCGACACCGGCGATGAAAAATGGCCGGTTCTACTTCGAAAAGACTCTGCTCGGCCTTATCCAGCGTATTAAGGATAACTACGGTCGTTACATCTGGTCACCCGGTCCAAACGGTGTGGCAGACGGTACGATTTGGGGTTACCCGTACACGCTGACAGAGGTTCTTCCAGGTCTTGGACAAGACGCGAACAACAAGGGCTTCATTGCTTTCGGTGACATGAGCTATGCATATCTCATCATGAAGCGCGGTCTACAACTGACCACATTGCTTGAGGGTACTATTCAGGGAAGTGATGGCACAACCATTAACTTGGCTGAACAGGACATGACAGCTTTGCGTGCCGTTTCACGTATGAACTTCCACGCTCATTTTGCTAGCAGTTTCAGCATAATCGGGACTGGCACAGTCTCGTGATATATGTCATAATATAGCACGAACTACAGTGTTAGCTTCGTTGAACTCCCGTTGTTATGGGAGTTCTTTTATTTTAACCGGAACTATAATATAATAAATAGATGGAAATAACTTACTTCGAAAATAATCTATGGAAAAGAAAATGTGCGAGAAATGGGTGTAACAATTTAGTTACCAACATATATAAGAGTCAGCTAAAGCAAAAGTTTTGCTCACATTCTTGTCACTCTAAAGGCAATACATATAGAAAAGGCTATAAACCAGCTAATGCTTTCAAGAAACGCGATACTAGAATAATGGGAGCTAATAATCCAAACTGGAAAGGCGGTGTATCAAAATTGGCAGAAAAGATACGGCGATTGCCGGAATATAAAGCTTGGCGTAAAGCAGTATTCGAACGAGATGACTATACGTGCCAGAATAAAGATTGTGGTGAGCGTGGTGTATACCTACATGCTGACCATTATCCAGTCATGTTCTATAAGATACTTGAAAATAACAAGATTAACTCGATAGAGAAGGCACTGGCAAGTATAGAACTATGGAATATCGCTTGTGGGCAGACATTATGTAAGAAATGTCACAGGAAAAAGACCGATATTGATTTAAAGCTTACTCCCCATAATCCTGCAGCAGCAATTGCTTATAATAAAGCCCGTAAAAACCAGCCCCGTCCAACCCATGCGTGCCTATATTGCGGTAAAATCTGGGAAATTCCAATTGGCGGCAGGCATCACCAGCAATACTGCAGCAGAGCATGTGCAGCTAATGCCACTGCTAAACATGATAAACGTACTCTGACCTGCCAACGCCCCGATTGTATCAATACCTGGGAAGCCAAACCCGGCTGCTACGGCCAAAAATATTGCAGCCCCGAATGTGTAAAACTTATGAAAATCAAAAGCAATAAAGACCGAATTGGTGTACGATATACCGGCCATAGCAGCAAGGTTGGTCTACGCGGTGTCGGCACCCAACGTAACGGCCGCTTCACCGCATTTACAAAAGTTGATGGTAAAAAGAAGCACCTAGGCACGTATGACACGCCAGAACAAGCTTCTAAAGCCTACCAAAAAGCTTGCGCAGCATAATACTCTAGTTTACAATGGAAAACAGTTTATTAGGAGAAAAAGATATGCCATATGTAGCAGATGCAACGGCACCAGCAACCAGCAGCGTTTCACGCACGGTACCAAATAATAATGACGGTACACATCCTTGGTCAGAGGGTGCAGTAGTTGTTAGCACCATGAATCAGCTGCGTGACCCAGCATTACAAACTGAAGTGATTAACGTGCAGAATGAAACCCGCAAGGCATTACGCGCTTCTCAAGGCGTGAATGATGCTAGATAATTAACTTCTTTTTTTAATAAAGTTGATTAGGTCGTAAACCATTGGATAGTCTTTGCGTTGTTTGAGTTTGGGGGTGTAACAGTAATCAACATAATTAGGATGTTCGCCATCCCATATATGCCACCAAAATTTCCAGTAAGTAGGAAACATCTTACCGCATACGAAACAAATTATATCTGTCTTCTTATAATTTGACATCTGGCACTTTCGGTAACTCGATAGTCGGCATCTCGCCGCCATTGATTATCCAGTTAATCCATTTTTCCCTATTATCTGCCTGCGACATTAACTATCTCCATATATACCCTTGGCCACTGGTGTTTTTATATTATTTATACTGACAAAAGTTCGTACTACAATAGGTCGTTGGTAACTTTTTTGTGGCGGGCAATTTACGCACCGTTTGCGTTCTCGAAAATCGCCTATACGTCTTTCTTGAATGGTGCCACACCTAAGACATTCTCCGGCATATAAGTATTGTTCGTTGTCGCCTGGCCTACCAGTTTTTCTATTGGTTCTAAAGAGAATTTTAGTGGTGCCAACTATAGTGCCGTTTGGAATTTCTTGTCTTTTGCGACCTTCACCTTTCATTGGTTAGTCCTTTCATTCTCAAACTTGGGTTTACATACTTCGCAGTAAAATCGTTTTTCCTTATCGGAGCCAAACCAGTTGTAACAATGATAACAGAGCACAATTTGTAGTTTATCGCGCTTGCTATATTGCATATATTCACATTCTGCACATGGCCGGATAACGACTGATTTGTTCACGTTATTGCTCCAAAAGTTTACTATTCTGAAAAGTGTTGCCAATCACCACGCTTTTTTCCAAGTCGACCGTGGCAAACTGCTCGTGGAACTTACCGTCAATACTTCGCTTCAAACCCCACATCGAAAGCTCATTATTCCAGCCGACAATTTTTCTAATGCCAAAGTATTCTATAATGTCGCTGGCGAAGATTTTTGTTCCATTAGCATCTTTCTTGCCGGTATATTGCATTATTTCGAGTTCTTCTGGCTGGCCTACAAATTCTTCGGGGCATTTTTCAAAATAATCCCACCCAACCATAACTTTATCAATATTATTCCAGGCTCGAAATTCAGGTTGGTCATTCATCTCGATATCCTGGTGGAACATTACTTAATTCAGGATATAATCTAAATGAGTCCTGGCTGTGGCGAAACCAAGAACACTCACCGAGCGCAATACATTCTTGATTGTCTAGTTTCTCGCCAGCCCTTTTACAAACCGATGGTTCCGGTGGGTCGGGCGGCTTATAATTAAGTACAATATGCTGCGCTTTTTCCAGCAGCTTGTCTGCATCGTATAAATCGGGATTTAATCTCTGTCTGGCATTTTCGATAATGCGCCAGACTTCATTCATAGCAGAAGTTGGCGTTGTAGATTGTTCATGCAGTATTTGTCCATCTAGCTTAGCGTACAGCTTGTCTAACCGTTTTGCGAGCGGAGAATATACATTGGTAAGGTTTGACTTTCTTTCGACCACTAGGCTGCGTAATATGAGCATATCACTGGCGGCATTTAGTTCGTCGATTGTCCAACGAAATCTCATAGGTGTTTCCTTTTGAGAATTTTATCATAAAGCATTTCGTTAACTTCTTTGTCAAGTTCAGTTACTGCATTTTCCATTTCTTTGGCAAAATCTTTAAAAGTTTCAAATGGTATGCTAATAGTTAGGCCATTCTTTTTAAAAATGACTTCGTCTCTATTGAAATTAAATAAAATTACAATGCCATTTTTCTCGTATTTTGCAGATATATCGTTATCCATGACAAACCTTTAGGCGAGGCGGTTGCGGAGTCGAACCGCCATACCCGGTACCGCCCATAGTGTTATGGCTCATAAGGCTTCCATCCCCACTCATGCTCATAGTGGTATTGATTACCTTCCTCATCCGGTTCGTGCTCGATTCTAGTGCTTTTAGTTCTGCCCCAGTAGTACATTTTTTGGTCATTACCCATACCGTAGATAGTTGCATCTTCACTAGGCATATATCCTTCACCCGTACATGAGCCTTCTTGAACCGCTGTGATTCTAGTTATTACTATCATTATAGTAGCCTTTCTAAAAGAGAGGGGCTTATGCCCTCTCCATTAATTCTGCTACCTTTACACCTCTGAATTCCCAAACTGCTTCATATGTATCACCATTCTCAGGAACCAACCCTATCAATTCATCTCTTTCGTCTATGACCAAAATATTCTTCTTAACTAGGCTACTAACCACACCACTTTTCTGTGCCTTTTTCATCCCCACTGGGTTAATATCTCCCGTGAAGGTTAAACCACCATAGGCTTCTGCCTTTAGTGTTTCCATAAATTGCTTTTCTAAATCTGTGTAGTTCATTGCTTTTTCGCCTTTCAATAAACTTAATTTATCAATACCCTTTAATAATACACCACCACAATAATATATTCAAGTAGTTATCCACAGTTTTGCAAAGATTATTTAAAAAATTCTCTATGCAAGTAGATATACTTGACGATACAGACTATGCCTACCACAATGGCAAAC